CCTGCGGCTCCTGCCACTGCAGGACCCAGACGTGGTTTAAGACCAAGAGGGTAATACATATGGGGACGGTCACAGACGGTCGGGGTGTATTGGTTCGGGATAGCCTATCACTTCTTCCCAACTGTCCGTCCCCTTTTTGATTGCTCCAGGGAGCGTTAAGCCTTGTGTAGGGGGCTGAAACTGGTGCATTGGTTGGGGGGGTGTTCCGTATGTCTGGTTAGATTTTCCGGTACGGACACGGATGGTAACCGTGCTGACCAAGCGAATGTCTTGGGACGATGGCACCCCTAACCACCAAATTAATTAGGAGGGAAAATGATAGTAAAACAGAAATTAGATAATTGTGAAAATCACGGCCTTCAATATTCTTGGAAAGTTTTTGAGTTACATCAAAAATGGGGGGATGGGCGCAAATTAGTAAATGGTAGTTCCTTTCCTCCTACTGAAACTCCTATTAGAGAAAAACTACTTCCCCTTATTATGAAACAAACCACCCATATTAGGAAATGTCAAAATTGTTTACGAGAAGAATTATTTGAAATGGAAGAAGTTAGAAAATGGGTTGTTAAATAATGGATGATGGGGTGCCCTATACCATATTCAAACTGCGTCATCCAGACTTGGGGAGTGGGAGCTACCAGCCGGATAAGGGACTGCCTCTCTTGAGGCTTATATCCCACTTCCCAAGGACTATAAAATGAAAAAAGAAGTTATCAAAGAAGATCCTATGCACGAATGGTTTGGATTAACTTATGCATCATACTTAGTTCTTCCTAGAGTAGGATTAATTTCAATGCCATATAATTGGCAAAAGAAAATGGTCAAACTTTTAGAAGAAATGAAAGAAACTTTTTATCCAGATGATCTTATGCCGGAATTATCTCAATACAAAGTTCTACTTACAGATAAAACTGGAAGATCTATCAAAGACCCGTTACGTCATTATCGTCACCATCCTAAGTTAAAAATTAAGGAAAAAATTTGAGCAATCTTTTAATAATTGATTCTAATTTCATAGCATACAGAGCCATGCTATCAATGATGGGACTCTCTTATGAGGAACATTCCACTGGAGTTATATTTGGTTTCATGAGAGAAATTTTAAAGTTATCGGAGGATTTTGAACAACCTCGATTTACATTTGCTTGGGATTCTAGAAAATCATATCGTAGAGATGTTTACCCTGATTATAAAAAACGCCCTCAAATTGAAGATCCCGAGATGGAAGATATAATTCGTTCTGGTAAACCCCAATTTACGGAAATTCGTACAAAGATTCTTCCTAAATTAGGATTTCAAAATAATTTTATTCAAACTGGATTAGAAGCAGACGATATTATTGCTCATATAGCTAATGACCATGCTTGGGAATTTGATCATACTTATATTGTAACGTCGGACGAAGATTTATACCAATTATTAAATTCAAAAGTATCTATTTATAATCCAAGAGAAAAGAAAATTTACTCTAAAGATGATTTCATAGAAGAAAAAGGGATAGACCCTAATATGTGGTACTACGTTAAATCGGTCGCAGGGTGTTCATCTGATAATATAAAAGGAGTAGTTGGAGTTGGCGAGAAAACTGCTATAAAATATTTAAAATCAGAATTAGGAGTTAGTTCAAAAAAATATCAAGATATACATGCTTTTGATCCTACTTTTAATTATTCCTTAGTGAAACTTCCTCATAAAAGATCCACTTCGGTAGATTTAGTACCAGATAAATTAGATTTCAATATATTTGAGGGAATATGCATGGATTATGGATTTTCTAGTTTTTTAAAGAGGGATTTATACAACAAATGGAGAGTTTTATTAAAAGGAGATCAGAATGCCATTGATTAAACGCAAAATACAAGATGTAGCAAAAGGGTTAGTGGCTATACATGAAGAAGAGGAAGAAGTACTTATAGATAAAAGTCGCATGGTTTCTACGGGGTCCACGTTACTAGATTTGGCGATCAGTGGTAGACGCATACGTGGGGGAGGAGTTCCCTCCGGTATACTTATGGAAATTTCTGGACCCCCTTCTAGTGGAAAAACCTCCGTTCTTGGAGAGATGGTAGCCTATGTCCAAAATACTGGTGGTATAACCAAAATAGGAGATGCCGAACGTCGAATGACTCCAGATTGGTTAAAATATATGGGGATCAAAATTAATAAAGAAGATTTATCAAATCCTACTACTGTTAAAGAAGTAGAAAATTTAATTATGGAAACCCCTGAATCTGAAAATGGGGGAGTTAGTTTGACAGCCATAGATAGCGTTGCTGTTTTAATGTCTTCATTAGAAGATGAAAAGGGGGATAAAAGAGGTAGTTCAAGAGCGAAAGAATTCCATCAATTATGCCGAAAGGCAAAAGCAGAAATATCCAAGAAAAATCGTTTGGTCGTACTAACAAATCAAGTACAAGATATCCAAGATGCATTACCTGGGCAAAAAAGAACTAAAACTGGTGGTGGAAATGCTATCCCATTTTTAGCATCTCTACGTTTAGAAGTAACACCTACATTAGGATCTAAAATCAAGAAAAAAGTAAAAATAGGAGCAGTAGAGGTTGAAAAAGTAATTGGAGTAAAATCCAAAGTAACGGTAATAAAAAGTTCTATAGACGCCCCATATAGAGAAGCCGATATATTCATAATTTTTGATTATGGGCTTGACGATCTATGGGGAAATTTAGTGTACATTAAAGAAATGTCTGGTAACAAAAAATATTGGGCCGTAACGGAGGAATTCATTAGTCTTGAAAAATCTATTAAACATATAGAAGAGAATAATCTTCAATCTCAACTCAAAGAAGCTGTTATAAATATGTGGGAAGAAATTGATTCTCAGTTTAGAACAGAACGTTCACCAAAAAGTAGGAATTAATATGAATGAAAATAAGGTCGTCAATTTAAGTCCTAACGTTGAAGAAAAACGATGGGAATTATTTTTAACCCATTTGACTAAAGAGCTATTCGGATCAGCCATACTTTTACAATTACCAAATTGGAAATATAAAGGAACCCCCGTTCAACCTCAAGAAATAATTTTATTGCAATTATCTGGTTGGAAAAAACTGATGTTTTCCATATCAGATATAATAGTAGATCAAATTAATACGATAAAATTAGATATAACTAGTCATACCGTAACAGAATCAAAAAGAAGAGAAGAAGAAGTAAGATGGAAAACGGAGGCTTTGAAATCTATACGGGGATTATTTTGGTCTATAATTAAATTGAAATATTTCCCCGGAAAAGAACTAACGGCTAAATCATTGGATGGTGAAGTTGTTTTGGTTGAATTCTTTGGAAGTCAGAGAGGATGAAAAACCCATGAGTATAGTGATGGGGCTAGATTTATCATTATGTGCAACTGGATTGGTAGCCGTAGATAATAATTGGAGAATAGTAGAACAACGACTCATAACATCTTCTTCCAAAGAGGAAAATACACCAAGATTAACAAAAATAGCAATTAGTATTGGATTATCCGTCGGTAAGATTAAACCTGATCTAATAATGATAGAAGGTCCTGCTTTTGGTATCACCAAAACAATCAGTATATTTCAATTAGGAGAGCTTGCAGGAATAATAAAACGAGATTTATTTATGGCGAATTATCCTTTTATCATCGTTCCTCCAACTGTATTAAAAAAATTTGTAACTGGAAAAGGAAATTCAAAAAAAGACCTTATGCTTTTATCAGTGCACAAGAAATTTGGGGTAGATTTCGATGATGATAATTTATGCGATGCATACGTCTTAGCAAGATATGGATTTCAATTTTTGAATCCAAAAATTAAACAGAGGGTCAGAAATTGAGAAAACTACTTAGACCACATTCCCCATTCGACATTCAACCAGACTCGCTCATATTTTCTGATCTTCATCTTCATGAACGTAAAGAGTTCGAACAAGTTGATAAAAAAACAGGACTAAATTCTCGTTTAGTAGAAGGACTAAATATTCTTCAACAAATCATAGATATTTTACGAAGTCATCCTGAAATTAAATGGGTTTATTCCCTCGGAGATTTATTTGAGCTTAAAGATAAAGTTCCCTCCCACTTACTTATTGAATGTAACAAAATGTTATCAGAAATAGAAAAAGGAGAAGTTCTACATACAGCGTTACTCGGTAATCACGATTTCAACTTGCCCAAATATCCAATTGCTAAATTATTTGATCTTTGTTTGATAACGTTAACTCAAATGATTACTAGAATAGACGGAGTAAAAATTGGATTTATTCCTTATGAAAGAAAATTTGAAGATTTCCTAACAGATTTGAAAGGAATAAATTCTCAAAATCCCGACATAGTATTTTTTCATCAAGAAATCCCCGGAGTAACTTATGAAACTGGAAGAGAAATACCCGGAAGAATGGATTCATATTTTTTCAACCCCAAAACACTCTACATCTCGGGCCATGTTCATAAGTGCCAGGCAATTGGGCAAGTCCAATATGTTGGAAGCCCTTATCAAATACGATTTTCTGACGAAGGGCAGAACCGATTTATTTGGTTACTCAATTCTAAAACCAAAAAACTTGCCCCAATTAAACTTAAATACCCAGAGTTCAAATCATTGGATGTTAGATCGTTTCCTGACCAGTGGGATAAAGCAACCAACTTGGAAGGCAATTATATCAGAGTGGTCGGGGATGTTCCAACCTCCCAATGGGGTCCAGAAATCAAAAATGATATTCGATTTAAATTACAAGGTGCGGGTGCTAGGGGAATTTCCTTCCAAGTAAATATTATTCGTCATCATCAATCTCAAATTCCTCCTGAAATGGTAGAGGATGATGATTCTATCATAAATTTATATGTTCAAAATAACATTGAAGGATCTGGGCTAAACCAAGTGGATCTTATCCGGGTGGGCATTGAATTATTCAAATGAGACGGCCTCTTTTAATAAAGAGAAAAAGGGAAATCATTGTTGAAGTATCCCCAGTGCCTTTCAAAAAAGTGAAAGTAAATGAAAACCACAAAAAGGAAATTACATCCATAATTTTAATGTCAAAACGTATTGATGAATATGAAAATGAAGTGAGGAAAAAAATGGAAAGTGAAATGATTGTTTTTTCTTGTAAAGTTCATTCGCAAAAGTTTTTATGGAGTTTGATTCCCTCTGCAAACCCAAAAAGACGGAGATGATATGCTAATTCGATTAATATCTATAAGTGGAAAAGGATTCATGTCTTTCCGTAAAACATTCGAATTTTCCATGGCCAATTATGAAGGAAAAACCATCCAAATAGACGGAAGGAATTTGGATGACGAGAAGAGTCAATCAAATGGAAGTGGAAAATCGACGTTACTAGAAAGTTTTTGTTATGGGTGGTTTGGGGAACTTTGCCGAAAAAATCGGTATAAGGATGAAATTATACATAAAAAAGAAAAACAAGCCCTGATTCAAACTGTATTTACAGCAGATTCCGTTATGTATAAAACAGAGAGAACTATTGAACGAAAGAAAACACCCAATTTGAAAATTTGGAAAGAAGAAACAGAATTATTTAAAAATGCAACATACCAAGTTAAGCAAAATGAATTAGAAAAAGTATTACAAATAAATTTCATTTCTTTTCAATGCGCTGTAATGTTCGGAAGGGATTTCAATAATTTCCCAGATCTAAAACCTGCAGAACGTGCCAAAATTTTAACAGATGTTAGGGGTCTAGACAAATATGTGTCCAGTAGTCTGAAGGCGGGGGAATCGGCAAAATCATTACAGTCCTTGGTGCTTGAATTAGATAAATCTATTGGAAATAAAGAAGGAGAGTTAACTGGGGTCCGATCTACCTCATACAAAATCAATATAGATACTTTTGAATCCGAAAGAGTGGCCAGTATTTCATCTTGGAAAGAAAGTTTAGTTGAAGAAGAGAATGAATTAAATAGCATTCAACTTAGAATAGACGAAAAAACAAATAAAATTAAATTGAAGATAGCCCATTTTGAAAATAGTAAAAATATTTTGATAAAAGAAACCGGCACTAAACAAGAGGCATCCGATAGAACTAACAATATTCAGTCAGATTTAAATGCTCTTGTATTTCGTAGAGATAATTTGAAAATAGATATGAATGAAATAAATAATGAAATTCAAACTCTTACAAAACAGGGAGAAGGCCCTTGTCCATTTTGTGCCCAAACCATTACAGGGTCATATCTCCAATCCCGAATAAATCAATTAGGATTAGAGGCAATGGGAATAAAATCAGAGTGGGATACTATTCCCGATAAGGAAAGAAGTTTAAGAGATCAACTAAAAGTTAGTAAATCATTGGTAGATGAAATTGATAAAAAAATTAGGGAATTGGATACGATTAAAGATTCCATACGAGATTTGAAAGTAGAATTATCCCATGCCCAAGCTGATGGGGAATCTACTATATCCGCTTCAGTAATTACAATAACTAATTTGAAAAATGATATGCTAAAAAAATCTGAAGAAATTAATCCTTATCTAGAAATGGAGGAAAATAGGAAAAAGCAAATAAGGGAATTAGGGTCAAAGATCCGTGGAATGAATGAAACTAAAAATGGTTTACTTGATAAAAAGAAATATTTTGATTTCTGGGTAGACGGGTTCAAGAAGATTCGAATGATGTTGTTTGATTCTATGATATCCCAATTGGAATCCCTGGCCCAGCACCACCTATCAGAGTACAGTTCCGAATTAAATATTATTATGGCCACAGAAAGGGAAACTAGATCAGGAACCATTAAAGATGAATTTCATATTGCTATTGTAGATAGTAACGGAGATGAAGTTTCCTATGAAATGTATAGTGGTGGAGAAAGACAGAAAATTAGGTTGTCTATCTCCCGAGCACTTTCTCAATTTATAAAAGAAGGGTGTTCCGTAGACTTTTCTTTCATCGCTTTCGATGAACCGAATGATTCCCTCGATGACTTGGGCAAAGAGTCGAACTTCGATACATTTACTTATTTAGCAGAAAATGACGGAAAAGCAGTTTTAGTTACCGATCATGATGCTTTACTTAGAGATCGTTTCGATTGTAGAATATTGGTAATAAAAGAAGGGGGAGAAAGTATAATCCATGTCTAGAATAAAATCTAAACATCGTCCATTCATTCGCAAATTTGAAGAATTAATTTTAAAAGAAGGGCACGAAGGCATATCCATCTTCGTAAATGACTGGATTACCAAAGGGGGTACGTTTCGAACGCTCCACCAATGGTTGTTGTTAAAAGATATAGAAGTGGAGTCCAACACAGTTTATGCATCTCTAAGACCATATTTGACCGTCCCATACGATATGCCCACTTCCTTTTGGAATAAATGGGGTTCTGTTGCTCAAATTAAAGGGTTTAAAGATATAGATGATTTAATGGAAACATATAAGAAAAAATATACAAATACGGAAATGGCAATGGAGTTGGGGGTAACTACTAGAACCATAGAGTATCTAAGAATAAGAATGGATGGGGATAGAAGTCTTCCGATGAGGGAATTAATAAAGGGGAAAAGACCCTCCCACCGAGATGAAGATGGTTTTACCAAAACAGACGTTAAAGAAAAATGGAATAAAATTTTAACTGAAAAAGGATTTAAAAATTTGAGGGAAGCTGCTGCATATTATATAAAAAAGAAAATGTCTCCAGAAGCAATGGCAAATGAATTGGGGGTGACAGAGAGAGCACTCAAAATCCGAATGGAGAAAGCCGGAATTTTGATTAGTAAAGAAAATTATGCTGCAAACAATACTGAAGATTCGTTAGGACTACTTTGATTTATCAAAAAATAGGATGTATCAAAAATTTAGAAGTTTCTTCAATTTGTAACCTATCTTGTCCATATTGTCCCTGTTCTGGTCAAGGGGAGCATAGGCCAGTTGGATTGATGGAATGGCCCACCTTTGAACAAACTCTCAAATTACTTGAAATATTTGTTAAAAAAGGAACCCAAAGAGAACTCAATTTATTTGGGGTGGGGGAGCCTTTTCTACACCCCCGATATATTGAAATGGTTAAACGTTGTCGAACCATAATGCCTCGGTATCTCTGCCTCCGTACCAATACAAATGGAATTTTGGCAGACGAAGAATTAATCCGTAAAATTCTTGATGCGGGAATAGATGCAATAGATGTTACGGATCATGATGCGTTTATAGCTATGAAAACAGTAGGACTATTTAATAAATTGCGTTTAGAATATCCTAAAGTCCAATTTGGGTATTCCCGAGATGCTATCATAAGACCGAATAATTGGGGGGGACTGATAAACTGGACTCCAGAAGATTACAGATCTAGAGTCCTTTGCCCATGGCTTAAAAATGGGCAAGTAATGGTTATGAGTAATGGAGATATAACACGTTGTTGCCAAGATGCCTACTCTAGGGGGATTTTGGGAACAGTATGGGACGATTCTTTAGAGATTATTCATACACCATATATTCAATGCAATACTTGCCATGAAGATGTTCCTGAAGGAATGGCCAGGGTAAAATAATGGAATATATATGCTATGGAGATAATTGTTATTGTAAGATTATTCTAGGCTGTATCGACTATAAACCAATTTGTATAGAAATAGATCCAGATGTTTATAAATTACGAGGTTGTAGTGGGAAACATCTAATAAATGAAAGGGATAAAAATGAGAAGAACAGTTGCAAAAAGACTTCGTAAACAAGCAGCTAAAGATTTTCCTGGAGGCTCTCATAGAACTAGACGAGCGGATGGATCAATGTATTGGCAGGGAACAAGAAAGGCATACCAAGATAGTAAGAAAGAGACAAAATGAAAACTCCTGATAGCGAGTGCTCAATTTGTAGAAATCTTTCTTGTGTTTGCAATGAGAGTAAAATAAAATGTACTTGTCCCCGAACCAGATGGTATAAATGCCCTATACATTCGGCAGTTCCCCAAGATACCGCCAAACCAATGGTTGCTAGTCCATATTTCATAATAGATGCTCTTATTGAGATTATTCGAACAAATAAAAAGAATATTCGTACTATCATAGGAGATTGCTGATGAATATTATCATTGTTTCCCCCGGAATGAAACACGATGGCAACACCTTGGCCAAAAGCTCATTAGGGGGATCAGAAACCGCCGCTATTCAATTAGCAGAATCCTTTGCTTCTAAAAAAGATGCTTTTGGCGGAAGAAATAGGGTGGTAGTTCTGAGTCCTTGCGATGCTCCAATGGGAATCAGGGGGGTAATGTACATCCCCCTACAACAAGGTCAAGAATTAATGTCTCATTCAGATATAGATATGCTCATCGTATCCAGAGATTTTGGTATTCTTCAAACCCCCCATAATGCTAAAACTTGTTATTTATGGTGCCATGACCTCGCTCTCAAAAGAACTGCCCCAAATATGAGGGGAATTTTAACTCAAGTTGATCGCGTTCTTCTTATGTCTCAATTTCAAAAGAATCAATATAAAGAAATTTATGAAATCCCCGAAGAAGCAATTGAAGTGATCAGAAATGGGATAGACGTTTCCTTGATTCCTGACGGACTCAATTCCGTCAGAAGTTTAGGGCAAATGGTCTACTGTGCTAGACCAGAACGAGGTCTGGAAAATCTTGTCAAAGAAAATGGAATTATGGAAAAATTTCTCAAGAAAGAAATCTCTGTAAAACTTATGGTAGCCCACTATGACAATACCGTTCCGGGGATAAGAGCATATTACGAACATCTTTGGGAAAGGTGCAAAGCACTTCCCAACGTTCAATTACTGGGATCTTTAACAAAAGCTCAATTATATGATTTATATTCTCGTTCTTGGGCTTACGTTTACCCCACAGAGTTTGATGAGATTTCTTGCATTAGTGCTATCGAAGCCCAAGCTTGCGGACTTCCTTTCATTACGACTCCAACCGCCGCATTGGTAGAAACTCTTCATCCTGGTGCCACTAAATTTATCAATACTACTGATTTTGGACTAGCTTCTACGGAGGCTTGCCAAAATGAATTTATTAAAGTTATTGAAGAACTTTTAAATAAGCCCTCTATTACTAAAAACATGTCCATAGCGGGTATGGAACACGGGAAAACATTGATTTGGGGGCCTGTAGCAGATCGATTGTTAAATATATCTGATAAAATTATGAGAAAAAAATCAAGTAACCCCGCTAGATTGTATAAGCATTTCTTTAAAAATTCTGATATTGAAATGTGTAATATTATAGAAGCAAAAGAAAATGGGGTTGCCGTACATTTTGAAAGAGAATGCCATAATCTCAATTTGGTAAAGAATGATGTTAAATATATCCATGATAATTTCTCTTTTATGGAATCTCCTGAAACATATAGAGAACAATATAAAAAAGTAGATGCTCCTATAGAGGGAACAAAGCATGAAGGGGCCAAAGTTAGTCACTTTGAAACTAGCGGAAGTGAGCCACGATGGTTGATTATGAAAGAGTTTTTGGAAACTTCTGGTCCGTATGAAAAAGTCCTTGATTACGGCTGCTGGATTGGGCATCAAACCATTAGAATGGCAAATCTTTTCCCAGATAGTCAATTTTTGGGGCTAGATATAACTAGAAAAACTATTGATACTGCTAACAAATGCAAAGAAAAATATTCTGAGCATAAAAATATTAAATTCATATCTACAGATGAAATGACCTCTCATCCTATAGAAAAAATATTAGAAATAGGCGGGGGGACTTTTGACTTAGTATTTTGCAATGAAGTATTAGAACATGTTATTGACCCCTATCATCTTATTGATCAATTAGAAACTTTATGCAAAGAAGGGGGAACTATTTACTTGACAGTTCCATATGGACCTTGGGAATATTTATCATACTATACCTTCCCCCATAGATGCCACGTTCGCCATTACGAAATGAACGACATTTTGGATATGTTTAGTGAGAAAAAAGATATCAAAGTTTTCTTTAGATCTACGGGAAGAATCAATTCTGGAGAAGTTATTGGGCACCACTTTATCTCATATACTAAGGATTCTAGCATTCCGACTAACCGTGTTAATTTTGAAAGAAAGATGGTATGGCAAGCTCCAAAGGAAACTCTCTCAGTTTGTATGATAGCATATAATGCAGAAGATATGCTTCATAGATGTTTGAAATCTGTTTCTAAAATAGCCGACGAAATCATTATTGCAGTAGATCCGAAAACTAATGATAGCACCAAAGAAATTGCTCAAAAATATGGGGCCAAGATTTTAAAAGGAATTGACCCTCTCAAGGAAGGATTCGGAGCCGCCAGAAACCTAAGCATCAAAGATGCAAAGGGAGATTGGATACTTTGGATTGACTCTGATGAAGTTCTACTCAATCCAGAAAACGTTAATAAATATCTTCGGGCGAACCCCTTTAACGGATATGGCATACAACAACATCATTTGTCCGTAGACCCCCCCAATCCTTTTAAGCCCGACCTACCTACACGCTTATTTAGAAACAATACGGGGGCCAAATTCTTTGGCTTGATTCATGAACATCCCGAATTAGAATTGAACAAGGGATTTGGTTTGGGAATTATTATGCCAGACTTTTGGATTGGTCATGACGGGTATTTAACAGATAAAATCAGAAATGAAAGATTCCTCAGAAATATTGATTTGCTTCTTCGAGATTACAAAGAATGCCCTGATCGGGATTTGATGAAATTCCTATTCATGAGGGATTGTATTCATATCATAAAAGATAGAATGAATCGTTTTCCCCCTGGGACTCCTCCAGATGATTTCTGTCGGGAGTGGGCTATGAGGGCTAAGCATATATTTGAAACTAAATTTTTACCAAATCCCGCTGATCCTATTATGTTAGATGCGATTGAATTATATTCAACTGCTAACGCTTTACTAGGATTGGGGCAAGATATGATATTTACTTTTATTCTAGATGGAATTCAATTACGAGATGTTAAAACTAGATTCCCTAATTCTGAAATAGCTTCTCAAATTGTTGGTGGAATTCTTAAACATCAAATGTCTTTGAGAGAAGGGAAATACGTTTAAATAGAAATAACCTGACTAACGACAATTTTTTCTCTAAGGCGATGGGCTATGGCTTCCTCAAAACTTAGGCCATCTTTAATTCGTTGCCAGAGGGTAGCATAGTTTATGCCAAAATGAGCTGCCCAATCCTTCAAACACTTTGTTTCGCCATTATGGGTATAATTACGATTTCTAGTTGAATAATTTCTATTGGATATTGCAGGAGTTACCCAACGGCAATTACCCGGTTCATAGTTACCGTCTGCTTCAATTCTATCAATTATTTTCCCATTACAGGGTCCCATATATGCAAGAAAAGCCTCAAAATTATATCTCCATTCATCGCAAATGGTAATTCCTCTTCCACCGTAACGAGGATACTTGCGATTGGTTTCACAATAGCAACGATCCTTCATTCCTGACCAACAACTATATTCCGGAGTTATCTGACCATCCTTACAAAAACCATGTTTGAAATTTGCCCCGGCTTTGATAATCTCCCTTTTCAAACATCCACAACTTTTTGTTAGTTTGAGTTTATCTTTAGCAACAATATGATAATTTCCGCATTCGCAGAGGCATTCCCAAAAAGAAGTAGTCCCCCGTTTGTCTTTATCAATTCTAGAAAGACCTAATACAGTCAAACGAAAGAATTGGGTCCCAGTCATATCGGTTGTTCTAGGGGGAACAAGAATCATGAGGCACCCCCTTTCGGAGATGCCCCATGAACAAGAAGGAAAGAACTTTGTAGCACGCCTAAGTACCTGATTCTATTGGGTATTATGCCCCTAAAAATTTCCAGCCCCAGTCGATCTGCAGCGTATCGCCAGCAGCCTTGTTCACGTTCGGAGCCACCAACGCATGGGCTACAAAGGAACCAGCCTGAGTCCGCATTCCCACTTCTCCGATAGACCCGTTGGTTGCTACGCCCGCGCCCCAAGAGAACCGCCAAATTGTCCACTCACCGGAACCCGTACCGAATGAGTTGACATTCTGCGGATAGGAAGCGGAAGTTGCTAGGGACGAAGTAGCAATTAAAGTCCCCAAACCAGTTCCAGCCTTCACCGGAGCGGTGGTATTAACACCAAGCTCTGCCCACATAGATCCCGGCAACACCCCTGCCCCCGACAAATAGACAGAGAGATACTTATCCCCAATAGAGTTTACTAGGTTAAACTTATGACCTTCCTGCTTCAGTGTACCATCAGGGCCATACAAACGGTGACGAACACACCCGAGAATTCCCATTTTCTCAATGGGAAGATCTCCTTCAGTTTCTTTGAGAAACGCCGCCAGTTTTGCATCTAAATCCCTTCTTAATTGCTCATTCATTTTCCCTTCCTCCTTCTCTACATGGGGTGTTCGGAACATTTTGGTTCCCAGTTAGAATCCTTTTTATTATATCGTTTATGGTTCTCCCTTTCTATGAAAAATTACACCAAACGGAAAAGGGTTCCACGATGGACATATATCTTCCCTCCGTAATATCCGTAAGCATCAAATACAACATCCCCATTGGCATGACTGCTAGGATCTGTTTGCCAACCATAAACGTAAACTCCTGTGACACTTTTGGTGAAAGCAGATATACCTATATGATTAGAGGAGGAATCCCAAATATTTCCCCAAGTAGAAGTAGGATCAAATAAAACTTTTGAGTTTGTTCTAAAGGTAGCTTGAAGCCAAACTGTATCCCCATTTGTAAACTCTTTTATGCTCATATTTCCCTCCTTACTTCATTCTGAGGATATTTAATTCAACTCTCCTATCCTGAACGTTTATACTTACTTGGGGATTAAGAGCATCAATCTCCATCAAGAACCGTTTATAAACTGCAAGTGAAACATACAACTTTTCACGAATTATTTTTGCTATTACTTGGTCTAATCCTAACCTATCTAGTACATTAAGCAAATCAGATAAAAATCTTTGATAACTAACTGACCGGAATTGACCATCAGCGAGTCCTACTACGTCATACTGATGAATCCAATAAAGCATCGTTCTAAATTCAGAATCATTTAGAGAAATAGATTCCGTTAATATCAAAACAAGAATCTTTTTCCACTCCGCAGTATCCGTAATTCCAACAGAATCCGTTTGACTACGAAGTATTTCAAGAACTCTTCTCAAACTATCTGTAACTCCAGTAGAATCTGCCACAAATCTATTAACAGAAATAGATCTAAGAAGGAAATCAGAAATCCCCTCCGTTTCTGCCAATTCCCTTATCATTTCCAACTGATAATATTGAGAATCCGTCAATTCGAAGGATTCTGATAAATAACGTAATTTCATAACCAAAGATAATAGAGAATCGGCTAAGGCAACAGAGTCTACGGACATTCTAGTCAAATTAACCGTTCTAGGAGCTATGTCTACAAAAGATAAAGATTCTGATACTATTCTGTTAACATCCAAAATCCTAAGTTGCTCGTCAGACAAATCTAAGGATTCGGCTATGATCCTAGCAACATAAAATATGGCTTGGTAGGAATCCGTAATTCCAACAGGCTCAGACAGAATTCTAGATACAATTAATGCAAGATATTGAATATTTATATCTACAAGACCAACTTCTTCCAATGACTCTCTTTTTACCTTCAATGCTCTTACATAGGAATCGGATAATTCTAATCCTTCCATCATAGCTCTAATGAAACTTAAGGATCGTAACTGGTAATCATTTAAATTTAAGGATTCCCCAATCGTCTTAGCCAATAATTTTACTCTTGCATCTGTCAACCCTAAATTTTCATATAAGGAAAATATTTTTACAATTATCCTATACTGAGAATCTGACAAATCCAGAGATTCAGAAAGAATTTTCTGAAGAGTACGATAACGAACAGTCGAATCAATTATTCCCAATGCTTCCGATAGAGTCTTAGCAATTGATTTGATCAGAGTATCCGAAAGACCCTCAGTATCAAAAAGAATTCGTTGAATCGTCAAATGACGTTGAATGGTATCTGACAATCCCATTGTATCGGAAATTTGTTTTAAAAAAGATTTAATGTTAGAATCAGAAATTCCTAATAAATTACTAATCAATATAGTTTTAATGAAGGCTTGAGATTTATCGTCTACTAATCCAATAACATCTGAAATTTCAGAAACTAGCAAATTAACTTCTATACCATAGAAAATGTCTAAAATTTCAATCGATTCTGAATAGGAACGAACAAAAGATATATGACGATCCAACGTATCGTTTATAGTCAAAGAATCATAAACCGCACGGACCAAATGAATAATATTTGATTGGGAATCAGTAAGTCCAATAGAATCAGATATATTTTTTAAAAGGGACTTAATATGTGTTAAATTATCTGTCATTGCTATAGAATCAGACTCCAACCGAATGTGCCCCATTACTCTATTCAAATAATCAGACGTTCCTCCAGAATCAGATAAATAACGCACCGCCTCCATTAATCTAGAGCTATAATCACTAATTCCCTCTATTTCCAAGAAAGCACGACTATACAAAACCGTTCGGAAAGATACATCATAAAGATTAAAAGCATCAGAAACTATTCTTCCCAAAGTAGAGGATTTAACTTGGGCGTCAGTAATACCAATCGCCTCTGCCACTATTGCAACAAATAGATTTATTTCTGTTTCATAAAATACATCTACTAACCCAATAACATCTGGTTGAGTCAGCCGTTTTACCAATATCCTAGAAACAACATCAGATAATCCAAGAATATCTGAAATATATCTGCTTGCTAAAGAGGCCCTTGCTATAGAATCAGAAACCCCCAAAATATCTGAAAGAACCTTACCAATAGTTTTTGCTTGAAAATCAAATGCACTAGTGGTATCAGAAATAACCCTACTACGAAGGAGTGCCCAAACTTCTGAATCAGTTATTCCCAAAGATTCTGATAGGGTCCTAATTAATGCAATTACTGTAATAGAATGATCGGAAATCCCCATAGAATCAAAAGAGTCACGAATCATGTTTAAATACCGAAGGGAAGAATCGCCTATTTCTTCATTTTCAGAAATAATTCGAGATAGGGATTTAATTATTAATTGATAATCTACTATTCCAATAGAATCAGATAGTTGGGCAACTTTCTGAAGAATACGGTTTATTGAATCTGTCATTCCCTCTGATTCAGATAGAACTCTAACCATATTACCAATCTTACTCAAAGTATCCATAATACCAGTTGATTCTGCAACTATCTTGCCAATCATTTTACTTTGTATATCAGATAATCCCAAAATATCAGAAAGATAACGAACGATGGAATTAATAACTATTTCAGCATCCGTTATTCCAACAGTATCAGTAAGATATTTACGAAGGGTGATATAACGATTATTAGAATCTGCCAAACCTAATGAATCAGAAAGATAACGATTGATAAGATGAACAAGAATAGAAGAATCTGAGATATTCTCACTATCAGATATGTATCTGACTATTTGTCTAATAATTCTTTCGTAATCTCCCAATTCCAACACTTCCGTGGGCCTACGAATCATTGACTTTACAATATCTCTGGAGTCTACTAATCCAAAACTATCCCCAATCGGACGAATAAAGGACAGGGAACAAAGGATAGAGTCTGGAACTCCGATGGATTCTATATTTTCATATCTCCGTACTAACTGTCTATATAGAACATCAGAGATCCCCAAACTATTTGCTAATTCTCTGGTAAAATTAGTTCCGCCCGCCGTATAAGTCACCAGAACCGAAACTGCGGAGGTATAGACCCAATCGACATTCTCATTCGGGCATGTAAGCCGTATGTTCATCGCGTTGATCTGCGATTGAGTCAGAGACAGGCCGGACCACGACGCTATTCCATAGGCGTAACTCGTTTGATTAACTACTACGTTTACAACGGAGGACCAGTTAGACCCGTTGTCGATGGAATATTGAACATCTATCGACTCTGTGCTGCTTTCGCTTTTCGACCATATATAAATACCTATCCCGGTTGCGGTATCTGATGCCCCCATGACGGATACATTCGCCATGGTGAATTCTTCTACGGAGTTGTTGTCCCCGGCAAGCCCTCCATCCGCCTCCGTTTCCGATCCATAAGCATCGTCTACACGCGACCAATGCGGAGGGGCAGACCATCCATTCCAGTTGGTTGTTACATCACTTGCAGGATAGATACGCTCGGTAGCCATCTACCTTACCCCCCACGGGCGGCATTAAGGGACAGGGTCATAGAAACCTCCGGGGTCATCACTGAAATTTATTCTTCAGCAACAAGAGATCACTAATATTTCTATCCTAAATTATTACGATTGCTAAAGAATCTGATACTCCTATAGAATCTCCTACGACAGTAGACGGAACCAGCCCAGAAACCAAGGAATCTGGTATACCCAATGATTCACTTATTATTCTACCTTGTATTATTTTAATTGCTAGCGAATCCGTTACTCCTGCTATATCACTAGTAACGATAAATAGAACGAATCCAGATACTGAGGAATCCAATACACCAGGGGATTCAGAAATTCTTCTATTATAATTCTGAACTTTAATAATAGCATCAGTAATTCCTATAGATTCTGAAAGTCTCCTCTTATGCGTACCCCCCTTCCCATAATCGTCAGCTTCCAGTAATTCCATTATTCTTCTATTATAATTCTGAACTTTAATAGTACCATCTACCATTCCTATGGAATCTACAACTTCAATTTTTACGTTAGCTCCAGAAACATTTACGGTTACTTGATCTGCATTAGCATCATTTGGATTCGCCGTAGGAGAAACGGAGAAAGTGTAATTCATACCATAAGATAAACCAGAGTCGGTGTAATTCAATCCATTGGTAGTTCCTAATAAAATCCAAGAAACGCCACTACTTCTATATACATACCAAGTTAATGCGAAACCTCTCCATAAAAGAGAAACTGAAGAAATTGTTCCTCCACTCCATATTTCTGTAGCAGACAATCCAACACATGCTTGAGATTGCGCTGCCGGAAGAACAGGAGTAACTACAGATCCTGATCTTGTATAAACCTCTGGGACGTATTCTACTCCAGAAAGTTTCCTACGTTGATCAGATGATCTAGAAATCCTCAATATTCTAACAGCCTTAGTTAATTGATCAATTTTCCCAAAATAATATAAAGCGTTAGATGCGGGGGTTTTGACCCAATTTGTTAGAATTTGTAATACAGAGTAATTTCCTGTTCCCATCGTAGCAGCATCAACTTCAATCTCTTCTCTAGAATCATCGTCAATATGTTTTATACCTACCATATATTGAAAAGAAGAATCAATTGCTACTTCTTTATCCAGAGTAATTGTATTTACAGTGGCGGATACTACCCTACCACTTTGACCCCAATTGGGAACGTCATGAGCAACATCTATTATATCCCCTGGACGACAAGCGATGGCATCTACATCTGCATCGAAAGAGACTGTCACCGTGACATAACGGTTACACTTTATTAAAAATGAACCATGGTCTGTTGCTTGGTATCTGCTCGTACAACCATAAAGAATTATTGACGTTTTATTAATTTCTTTATCAGAAGTATCAAAATCGTCGGAATAAACTTCTACTGTTTGACGAATATAATCCATTTCTCTATCAAAATAAGTTATAGCTACAGCATTTGCCCTATCGCCCATCGGTAAAAATTCTTCCGCAAAAGAATCTTTTTTGATATTTCCCATAGTAAATAAAAATCTCTGAACAGCTATTTCTTCTACTTTATCAATAATCACCGTAAACTTGGAACCTAATTGAACGATAGTCCCCCTTCCATTCAAGGAAACCATATCCAATGCTTTACGAAGAGAGAATGCAGTATCAAAATAAATATGAGATTCTAAAGGAATTGGAGTAGGTGCTGCTCCCTCTGAAATATCAATACACCAATCTGCCCATGCTTGAAACGCAGCCAGATCAATTCTAGATGCTGGAACACCTTCACTCTTATACCCCGTGATTGCCATTATGATGAAACCCGCCTTATATCTTTAATAGTCATGCTAAATAACTCCCAAATCAATTATTGTTATGTCATTCCCCGCAGCCTCATCTACTATTCCATAAGGAGGATAATCTACCGTGATGGTCCCTGCGCTTACGCTTAGCACAAAGAAAGTGTCGTTATTCACTGAATTCGTGAAACCCGACACTTGGATGGAATGCCCGGCAACCAAATTCGGCAAACGAATAAGAAACTGGGAAGCAGAGTCGAGCAGACTATTGGATCCCTCCAATCCGGCAACCATGCTTACGGTGACCCATGCTCCAACAGGAGGCTCCTCTATCGGCATTGCCCTATGAAGCGAATGATAAGATACCCAAGCAGGGTTTGAGGCCGATTTCAAAACATATGCCGCCCCAGTCCATACAGGAACAGTGCTCCTAGTCACCAAACAATCAATCTTAGGCATTCCGCCAGAAAGCTGATCAGTAGCAAGAGCACGAATTGCTAATAAAGCCGTACCTGGATATTTAAAAGCATCGTATGTTATCTCTTGTATTGATTCGAACATAATATCATTACCATATCTAGAACCAGACGGAGAGGCGACTGCTAGACGCATCCTAACATCATATGAATTTGCATCTAGTAGATCCTTAAAAAACATTTTTCGTAGGGGTTCTATTTGGCCCCCCGTTATTTCCACATAATTTTGATAGATTAAACTAACAACATTTATAAAATTGCCGAAAATTATCCACCGCCATTCTCCTATAAAATGCGTTCCTTCCCCATATTCTGCCCATACATCAAATGGATACGGCTCTCCGTCATAATGGTCTGTTATAACATTTGATCCAGCCTCTATTTCAAACCATTGAAGACCTATCATGCCCTCTACAGTATCCCAACGTCCGGCAGACCATCTTGCACCAGTATCAATTACAGTGGTGGCATATTCTGCAGTTTGTAATCTATTCCAAGCATTGCCGGCACCACTTACCCTGTATTCTATAAATAACCTAATTGTTTGAGGAGATAATCCACCCCCATCATTAGCATAAAATAATCCTGCAGGAAAAACAATTCCTACTCCCAAACCTTCAACCACATTTCCATCAGTAGTCCGAACAATCCAGCCATTAGTAGCCGTTCCGCCACCAGAATAAGAACCGGTCATTGATAGATAACCATTATCTTCCCAAAATATATCAAAAGTATCATTAGTTACATTACTAATTTGAAAAGTAAAATTATTAATATTATCAATTCCTCCAACGTCAACTATATCGACAAATTGTCCATTAAAAAATCCATGATTCGCAGCTGTAATAGTCATGGTATTTCCATCACCAGAACAACCAGTAATATTAATTGTAACGGGGTCTTGTAACCTTACGCTTACAGAGTGATCATAACGAGAATCCCCGAAAAAAGGGATAACGCCTTGAAAAATCGTTCCTAATCTAGTTTCTATTAAAATTCCCACGAAATTATTAGAGTCTATTTCATTTATTCGAACATCAGAAATACTATCTACCTGATGACCTGCTACGGCGAATAATAAATTTAAATATTGTTTATTTCCAACAATTTCAATAAAATGAGAAATAAGTGGGGGGACAACTCTATGAGTCCCAAACATTTCAGGGAGTGCACCTCCCTCATATAAAGCATTAGCCCCAGGAATCCAACTATATGTTGCGGAAGAATTAATATCACCCATTGACAAATCTGGCATAGAAGCGGGGAAAACTGAGTTTATTAGCATTCCTCCTACGGTCATAAAAGCTGCGGTACCTATACCTACCATAAGTAATCCACCAGTAGATAATGAACCTGCTGTTGCTCCCACCATACCCAAAGATGTGGCATATCCAGCTAACTCCGGTTGCACCGTAACTATTGCTACTACCATTAAAGCAATCATAGCCACAATAGCTAATGGATTCTTCCCATCACCCCCCCTAGGAACAGCACATATAGCTACAGAAGTTCCCACCTTTGGAATTAAATCCAATTTATTTTCATCGGAAATTATATTACCGTCCAAAGATACAGCTATATCATATCCCTCATAAATTACTGGATAATACTCTTTTACCATTTCCCGAATGGAAAGTCCCTCTTCTATCAACATAATCTCACGAGAGTTTAGGGGGTCAAAAGGATTCTTTACAAATGTTAAAGTCAACTTATCCAAGAGTAAAACCCCCTGATTTTCTTAGCGTAAAAAGAATCAGATAGCCTAATCAAATGGGAATTTCTTTTGCGAAGGGTATGAATTACTACCCCATTTCCAAGATATACCCCCAAATGCTGCACTCCCTCGGGAAGTTCTGGATCTAGGGAAAATCCTATCAAATCTCCCTGAGACGGGTATTTCACTGGTTTCCATCTAGATTTTATCTCGTCAGATACTGTAGAAGCTATAGCAAGACTAGCATTACAAGCTATAGGAAAATCCGGAAACTCTCTTCCCAACTTACGATGAACTGCCATACAAAGCCCCCAGCAATCCAACCCTATCTTGGGATCTCTGCCTCCATCTACAAAAGGAATTCCTACCAGATCTCTAAATTTTGATAGTTCTACCATATTATATTCCAAGCCTAATTCCTCCTAATCCGACTCCAGGAAATCCACCAAATCTACTAGAATTATTTCGCAACCTACAATCTGATAGTGTTTTATTACAAGTCATATATGGATATTCGTTCGTACCACCTTGGTAATAACATAATTGGTTAACTGTTTCGTTTGAAAGCGAACCAGAGTATCCCTGCACGCTTATCGTCGGTCCGGCAGATTCCGCAACAGCCGATACAGGCCTAAGAGAATCTACGCCTCCTGGTTGGCCCAACTCCATATTACTAGCATCAATAGTAAGTATCTTGAACCATAAATTATTATACGGATTTGAAAAACCAGATATGAACACCCATTGACCGGAAGTAAAACCGGCTACGAGGAATCCACCAGTTGAGTCTACTAAAACTCCATTATTTGGCACAGTCATGGCGATAGTGGTTGCTACATAAGGATTTCCAGATAGTGTCAACCCCGTTGGGGTATTGAACTTAAATCTACAATGATTTTTCAATATTCTATTTTGGGGAAATCTTTTATTAAATGGATTAGAAGCACCAAGAACAAACGTTGCCCACCGATAGTTTGTCTTGGGCTGTTTTAATTCAAACAAATATTCTACTTCTGGGGTCGCACTAGCCAAATTTTTGGAATTGATAACGTAAATATTTACTTCTACGGGGGAAAAACCATAACGTTTAATATAAGCATCATAATCTTGTAAATATTGTTCCATCACTCTAGATATATTTGAAACTTTTAATTCAACTTGGGGAACTTCTCCCTTGCTTTCCTCTCCTATTTCATCCAATTCAAAAGGGAAGGCTATCCAATTAATACCACTTCCAGTAGGCCATTCTATATTTTCATTGTTACGAATTAATCGAATAGGATCAACTAAACCTGGGATAGTAATTTTTAAAGCTAAATACCAAACACCATCAGAAGAAAGTTTATTCTTCTCCTCTAATGCTACCGATGAGATAGTAAGAGCCAATTATAACTCCATGATAATACAAGATACTTCCCAATAGTAAATTCCCCCACTAATTCCTATGCTACTAGCTTTAATACTATTTCCAATAAATCTGCAATTATTATAATTGATGGAATTTCTTGGATTCGTCCAAACGAAAGAAAGCCCTATATTTGCTATGAAAAAAGCCTGCAGAGCATCTAAATCTGTTTGAGACATAGATTTCCAATTTAATCCCCAACGGCGTATGGCCCTAGAACTAATGGCACGAGCAGCGGAATAATTTGCTTCAAACTCTGTTTCAACTTGGGGTTTGTATAATTCTTCTTCGATCTTAGAAGGAAGACCAATATCTGGCCAAGTTGCCATTACCTACCCCCACCAAAGGCATCCCTCATGCCCATTTTATTCCTTTGAGCGGCGTCCAATACCACAGAAATAATATACTCATCAGGCTTAAATTGAATATCAGATTTAGTAGCTTCCAATTTATCCCCCCCACTTTCATTTATAATCTGAACTGTTACCTTTGAAGGACCGCCCGATCCCGTATTTGGTGAGATGCTTCCAGATGCGCTAGGTCTAAATACCTCTGGGCCTCTCTCCCCTACCCAATAAGCTCCTCCAGCAGAAACAGGGCCTCCCCCCGCCCGAGGGAATGTATATACCCCCCCAGCCCCCGCGCTAGCCCCAGCAAGAGTGTAGCTACCCCCCCAAGATGCCGTAGCAGAACCGGCACCTCCCGCAGCACCCCCTACAGCAGCGGCGACTAAATTCATGCCTAGCCCTGCCCCAAATCCCATAGATTTCATTATTTGCATCTTCAAAGCTGTCATTGCTATATCAATCCAAAGCCGAAGGAAACTCTTTCTCAAATCATCAAAGAATGCACGGAAGGCATCTCCAAGGGATTTGGTTCCCTCCCCAATATTATCTATAAAGTTACCAAAAGCTCCTATGGTAGTATCTATAGCACTGGGAATCAAATTGGTATATTGATCTGCTAAATCTTGATGCAATTTAGAAGCATATTTGGTCATTCCTATTTCTTCCAATTTTGCCGTATTGAGTGTTCGTTGAGCTTCTATCTCCGCCATCTTCCCTTGGTAAGCTTGTTCTGCATACTTTTTGCCTTCGTCAGAAAGTCCTCCAATCGCTATAGCCCTATCCTTTTCTAATTTTAGCAACTCCCCCTCAATCACTTTAGATGCATTCCAATCTCCGGTCAGTTCTGCTATATTAGATTGAAAAGTAAATGTTTCCTTCTTTTGAGTAAATCCTAATTCTAATGCCCTTCTCTTTGCTTCCGCTTCGTTTACCTTACCAAGGATACTCAATATTTCCTCTAATTGAAGAATCTTAATTGCATTTCCTTCCTTATCTTCCATAGCCCTATCCAATATTCTTTGGTATTCCTTAGTAATCAATTCCGCCTTTTTAATCTTCAACTCCAATCCAGCGGCAGTATCACCAACAGCTACAGCCAAACGGGATTCTAATTCCAAAGCATCCTGCTTATGCTTTAACAATCCCGTAGCTATTACGTCCTCAGCTTTATATCTAGTGAAAATACTATTTAATAAATCAACCCTTTTTTCCTCTGCTGTGTTTAACTTACCCGTTACCTTTAATTCCTCTGCTTTAATAAGATATGCTTCTTGTATCAAGTATGCCTGCTGTTCATAATTATCAGTTAAATCTGCTATGGAAGATTGGGCAGAAATAATCGCAGATTCCTTAGCAAGACGATCTACATTTAATTTTTGCATAGCTTCAAGATTAAATTTCATCCTGGCATAATTTTCCGCTTCTATTTGTGTATCATCTCTGGCCCCTAATCCAACCCTATTTTTCAATATGGTAATATCCAGGGATTCTCTTTCCAATTGAAGTTGAGTTTTAAGATTCCCACTCATCCCCGCTATAGCTGCTTCGGCACTCAATATTTCCCCCACCCAACCCAACTTTTCCATATCTTGTTGAATTAATATATGCTTTTTTCTTTGCTCTCCTTGACGTTTAAGAGCATTTTCCAATTCTACACTAGACTTTCCCTCTGCAGATGCCTTTACGATTTCTGCTTGGGTGAGAGAATCTACCAAATATATTTGTTTTTCATATTCCTTATTTTGTGTAGCAATTTGAAGATTAATCTTGGCTATTTTTTCCTCTATTTCTGCTTCTTCTCTACCAGGACCAGTTTTATTAGCTATATATTTTAAATTATAGCTTACGTCTCCAAAAGGCATATCAATAGACCCACCAAGTTCTTTAGGAACTCCTTTTTCAACGAAACCAGATTTAATTTTACTGCCTATTCTAGACAATAAATCATCAGTTATCTTTTTATATTCATAATAAATATTTATCATTTTAGTCATTTTTTCCATCGCAAAATTAATAATATCAGCTACGGGGGTTAAAGCAGATTGTAGTGGAGTAAAAGCAAGAACAATTTCTTTGGACAGTTTTAATATATTTACCAATAAATCATTAACTTCTCTAAAACTTGCTACAACACTTTCATCTACTTTTAGGCCCCCTTCTGTCTGCTTAACCAAATTATTTTGAATATTAATCATTTCTGCCTTTAAATATTCAAACATTGGTCTAAAAGATTCCCCCAAAACCATACTAATAGCATCTTTAACGTTAGATGTAACGCCCATCCAAGTTTTTTGAGCAAGATCCCCTGCTACTCCAAATGCACTAAGTCTACCCATAATAAATGCATATAATCCTTCGGCATCATTTTTATATTTACGAATATCTTCATTTCTAAGGCCCAAAGCAGTAGCAATTAAAGTATTTCTAGGAGTAATTGTCCCCCTCAACATAGACCTAGTTTCTTCAGCCAACATATCTAAATTCAAACCCATAGCACTAGCAGCTTGAACCATAGCTAATGTATACTGCCTAATTTGGTTGGGGCCAAATCCCACAGCTAAACCAGGGGCCACTGTTTGTTGGTATGCCTTAACCAATTGTTGGTATGTAGCTGCAGTTTGAAGATTATCTAATTGTAATTTTTTAGTTATATCAGAGGACATTTCCATTGCAGCATTCAATGCCTCGGTCCCCGTTAAAGCCTTTCCACTAGAATCTACAAACTGCCCCTGAGCAGTGAAGATAGCCGACATTCCCAATTTAGATTGTTCTAAAGTAGCATTATATTCTATTCCCATATCTATCATTTGAGAAAAGCCACTAGCAATCTTCTGAAAAACCCAAACACCTACGAAAGCAGCAATAGTGCGTTGAATGCGTTCCATTGTCCTCTGTAATTTAGATACTTCTTCTACGTGTTGTTTGGTATATTTAGCTGCATCTTTAGATGCTTTAGATGCGTCCTTTTTTGCTTTCTCAACAGCTCTGTCCCCAGCAACTATAGTAGCAGAGGCATCTCTAGCTGCGGCCTCTTCTTTCTTTAAATCCCTATATTTTTCTTGATGGGAGGATCGAACATTTTTAGCACTTTTTAACTCTTCTTGAACAGAGGCAGATAATCGTTTTTCTAAATTTACTCTAGTTGCGGCGACGTTGGCTATTTCCCTAGAATTTTTTGCTACCTCACTAGCTGCTTGGGATTGCGCCATAGTCGTTTTCTTAATTTCGTCCCCAACAGCCTTTTCTGCAGTTTCTTTTAATTTGACAGCTACTTTTTCATCGGATAATGCTTGAGCATTAGCCGTTCTTAATTCACTTTGAGCAGACTTTAAATTTTGGGATTGAGTATCGGCTGCTTCTTTGGCAACTTTTTCTACTTTTCGGGCATTTGTAATTTGATCTTCTACTAAACGGGATTCTTCACGAAGTCTGTTGGCTACTTCTTTAGCTTGGGCAGAAGTAACTGCAGCCCCCGTACTCTCTGCCTCGGCAGCTACTCTTCTAAGAGTGGGAGTTCCATCATCTTTAATTACTAACCTATAAGTTAGATCTTTGTCAGCCAACTCTGGGTTCCTCCTTAGAGGAGGGGGTTTTGGTGGAGGATTCGGCTACTAAAACTGAAGCCATCCTAAGAACCTTAAACAAACACTCTTGAATATCCCCCACTTCTAAAACCCTACAAACTTCTATCACCCCCGTTGGCCCTATCCCCCAAGGATCAGAACTTGCTAGTTGAAATACTTCCCATGCCTCAGAATTCTCAGGGTCCACCCCCGGAAAACACTCTAAACACGGGGGAGAAATTTCCTTACCTGCCCGCTCACTTCTAAATTCATAATGCGCTATACAAACATCGCAATAGAATTTAGTCTCCCGCTTTCCTTTAATCCATTCAGCGAGCAGGGTCAGTTTTTTATTTCTGAATCCAGTTTTCGTTCACCATCTTGACGAACTAACTCTGACTGTTCTGAAATAAACTCTCGAAGGGCTATATCATCAAAGATGGCCTTCTTCTTTTCGTCCAAGGAGGCACTAGGGGCGTCTTCTAAATCAATCCCCTCAATATCTTGAAGAATGAAATTGAAAATCTCCCATGTGTACTTCCCCGTATCTATATCTTCCAAGAGAGTAGTAATTTTCCCCTTGTTTTTCCCTTGCTGCAAATCAATTTCTGTGGGAACCCGTTCCCGAATTCTAGAACGAATTGCCAAACCTTCCGAAAGCGGAAGGGGTCGAATCAGAAATCGGACCCCCTCCGCTCCCGGATAATCAAACCATTTTCCTTCTTGAAAACGCTTCAGCTTTAAAGCCATTGGAACACCCCCCTATTTTTATTCTCCGTTAAACCAAGGCAATCTTGCCATACCCAATCACGTTCATAGTGATAGAGGCCACCCCCGCCTTATCATGAACCACGTTGATAGAGGAGATGTAAGCCCCGGCGCCAGTCTCCCCCGTAACGTCCGGGGTCCAATAACTGGTCGAGTCGATATAAAGCCGAATGTCGGTCAGCTTGGTAGCCGCCAACGCCGCATCATGCAGAGCCTTCTGGCCAGTCGTATCGGCAGGGTCATAGAAACCCTCGATGGAAGCCGTCCAAGCCTGCATCCCTGGAATTTTCTTTCCCCAAACGGACCCGAAGACAGATGTGTCGATCTCGTCCATCTTGATATCCATGGTCCATTTACCCAAATTCTCTACCAACACGCTTCCCTTTTTAATGGAAGCATACCGCCCCATTAATACATCGCCCATAGCAATTCTCCTTTCTTACTACTGGTTATTTATCCACTTCTCCTAATTCCCGTTCGACCCACTCCTTATCTTTCAGTCTCTTAAAAAGATTAAAAGCAGCTTTCCAACTTCCCATGGCATTGAGTATTCCAAAAGTAATCCAAAAATGCCTATCTATTGCAAACTCCCGAAGATGGCCAATATCATAAGCGGTGTTAACCAAAAGTTTGAATCCCGCCGCCGTTGCATTTCTAGTAAAATAAGTGTCTTCCCCCCTTCTAATCACCACTATCTTTCCATCCGCCGTTTTCTCTTCCGTCTGGATTCGAAACCATGGTCGTTCCAGTTTTTCAAAGACCTCCCGCTTGATCAAAAGACAAGCAGCACCCGTGGCCCCTGCGTTTACTATATCTCCGAATTTATAATCCTCAAAGGGTTTAAGTAAATCCTCTTTTTCCAATCCCCATATCAAAGGATCATATGGCTCATATCCCCGATAACAAAGTCCCCCCACCATATCAGCGCTATGATCCCGAAGAACTTGAAATAAATCGTTGATCGTAGATTGGGGGTAGACCATATCTGCATCCATAAGCAAAATATGGGTACAGCCTAAACGTAGACCCTCTGCTGCTTGAGATTCTCTCTTCTCAGCTATATCCCCTCCCCTAGATGCTTCCAATAAAACAAAGTCAGGGCGATCCATGGCTAACATAGAAATATGCGTATGGCTATTGACATAGGGCCACGAAAGTGGGCATGCAATACCTAAACGAACGTCATCAGGCCATGGCTTTAAATTAGGATTCAAAAGTTTCCCTCCTCCGTTTTATGTTATGGATTCGCCCTCTCCCATACAAAGACCAATTCTAGATTTGCAATGAACATTGAGATACCATCCCCCGCTATATGCAATACCCCCTCATCCGTTTCGATCCCTAAAATTCGCATATATTTCTTTTGAAAATTGTATTCGTCGCTATCTAAACAAATCAGAACATCTTCGATCAGATTACATTGAGCTTCCTCGGGCTTCTCCGCGCTCTTGGCGTACCCCACCACCCTCGCTCGCATACGACTTAATGTTTTATTTCCCAATTCGTCTTCAAAAGGCTCATCTCCCCCTAACACCATCAGATATGGGAAAGTATGGACTTGATCAAAGAAAACAAATTTTCTAACTACATCTCTAGGAGATGTTTTGAAATTCCTCTCCGTAGAAATATTTTTCAAACAATCCTTCAACCCTTCCAATATGTCGTTTCTAGTGCTCATAACACCTTCCTTAGTACAAATATCCCCAAATACTCAAGCCGAGGAAGAGCGCCAATTTAATAGTAGACTAATTGTACAAAAACTTCTATACTTGAATATATGAAGCTGGTTGTAAATCTGAAATTGAAGCCTACAGAAGAGCAATTGTCTCTCTTGAAGGCTACTCTTGAGATGGCTAACGATGCCTGCAATTATCTCTCTGAGAGAGCTTGGGAAGCAAAGATTTTTGGCCAATACAATATTCACAAACTTGCGTATTATGATACAAGGAAATGTTTTCCTATCACTTCGGAGATGGTTATTCGCTCCATCGCTAAAGTTGCAGATGCCTACAAATTGGGACGAAAGATTCAACGAAAATTTCGAAAAGACTCTGCACAACCCTACGATTCTGCTATTATTCGATTTACCAAAAATGACGTTGTTTCTATTTGGGTTTTGGGGGGCCGACAAAAGATTCCCTTTGTTATGGGGGAGCGTCAAAGAAGTTTGTTTCCCTTCCGAAAGGGCGAAATTGACTTGATAAGAATTAATGGAAAGTTCTATCTCGCCGTCGTTTGTAATATTGATGATCCTGAGTTGATCAAGACCACTGATGTTCTTGGAGTAGATCTTGGTATAGTCAATATCGCAGTAGATTCTCAAGGGAAGACTTATAGCGGGGGGGAAATTAATATAAATCGGTGTAAATTTGAACATAGGAGGTGCAATCTTCAAAAGAAGCAAACCTCTTCTGCGAAAAGAAAACTCAAGAAGATTTCCGGGCAACAAGCTAGATTTCAAAAAGACGTGAATCATTGCATTTCGAAGGCAATCGTTGCAGATGCCAAACGCACCGAATCGGCTATCGCCATAGAGGATCTTAGCGGTATCCGAAAGCGGGCAACGGCCAGAAGGCACCAGCGAGCGCGATTGTCTAATTGGGGGTTCTCTCAACTGAGGGCTTTCATTACTTACAAAGCAGTTCTCTCGGGAATCCCCTTGTATCTTGTCGATCCCCGAAATACTTCTCGGGAGTGCCCTGTTTGTGGACATATCGACAAAGCGAATAGGAAGACAAGGGACGATTTTGTTTGCGTTAAATGCGGCCTCGCTGGGCCAGCAGATACAATCGCGGCTCAAAATATTAGAGCCAGGGCACTTGTCAACGTGCCGATGGTAACGGGTGGATGTGTGGTTGTTTAACATATTTCTCCTAGTTACAAACTCCGTTGTTTAATACGGGGTAGTTGGTTTCTTTTTGACATTATGAATCCCTATAGGCTCTGTCAACTGCGGCCTGAATTAACAATTTTACACGAGGAAGGGATGCCTCAAAAGCCGGTTGTAAATAAGCTCTCTGCGGAATTGGTATATCGTGGGGGCCTGTTTTCCTAAATCTAGCCCAAAACCCCCGCTTCTTCCAAAAGAAAACCATATAAGGAAAATTCCTAGCTTGCGATCCTGGATGGTGAATAGTTCCCCCTAATTCATGAATAGCCGCATACTTTATACCAGATACGCCAAGAGTAATAGAACCAAATACAGTTGGGTCTCCCCCAGTACCGGACATGATCCCCAAAACTCTTTTTCTCAGTAACCCCGTTTTTACTGCCAATATATCTGGTCTAGGGCCAGACAGATATTTCATTTGGGAAACAGATTCCATTAACAAAGCCCCATCATGAAGAGCACGAAGTACATTAGATTGAATAAGTGGGGGAAGTTTAGAAATACTCCCACTTAAAGAAGGCTCCCATTTTAATTCAAAAGAAGTCATCCCAAACTCCCCATCTTTCGATAAGCATCCAAAGCAACCTTGGTTTGGGGAAAGAGAGCATCAATCACATATGTTACATTTCCGCCACCGGGGAGTGCCCTACTGGGAACCCCCAATCCTCCACTAGGCCCCTCCTTGATCTTCCTAGCAACCAACTCAATACAAGCTTGAGAAATAGGAGTCGGAATAACAGTAAATCCCCCTGTATATACAATCTTCACCGCTCCGGGAGATCCACCAACGTCATAGTCAAATTTGATAATACCATTCTCAGAATCGACAAAGTAATCATCCGTATCAATTAAATCGGTGCTTGCGTAAGCCCTATCCCAACTATCCCAAATCTGAACAGCAGGGGAAGATGCTATAGGGTATCTATCAAGAAATATCCGGTTAGATCCTCCATCGTGGTATTCAGTTACCGCTGCTTGCTCAAAAACTCTATTACAATACTCATCAATAAAAGCCTGGGAAGAAATAATCAAAGCTTCTATCAAAGCATCCTTTTCAACCTCAGTTTCCCTAATATCTAAATATAACTTTACTTCTGCTTTCGTGCAATAGGCCATATTAATTACCTCTTATTGATAATCCTTCTCTAATAGCATTAACTAGATTTTCAGCGGAGTTTTCCCAAGTGAATCTTGCCTTTATCCTCGCGCTTGCTAATCTGCCTTTTTGCAAGGCATGCTTATAATTATTTTTAACATAAATCATATTTTCTATTAAATCTTTAACATCGGGTAAGGCCGCTTCTACCTTACCCATATTTCCAAAAATAGGGGAAGTCATATCCATCAAACCCAAACTATATTTTAAGGGGTAGCCTACTTTTGAATCGAAAAAGTCCAGCACTCCGCTAAAACCAGTTGCTATACAAGGCAACCCAGTAGCCATGGCCTCTGCCAAAGGAAGGCCCCACCCCTCACCCCGAGTAGGCCAAACAAAACAATGAGCATCTTGATAAATTTTGATCATTTCCTCTCTAGTGGCGATTCTACTGTCTAAAATCACGTTTCCCTTTCTCTGTATTGTGACATTAGGGACACGCGTTGTCTTAATATATAACTCTATTTCTGGATTATTAGAAAGACCTAATTTCCCCCAAACATAGATAAGTTCTTGATAGCCTTTCCTTGGATTCGGTGCACCTATCCATAAATACCGAAACTTTTTTGGATTCTTTTTTCTAAGAACAAATCTGAAATCTTCTTCTACCCCATGGGGAACTACCCAAATTTTATTTTCTGGAAAATGGGGGGAAAAAACACCCTTCACAAAAGTACTGGGCACTAGTATAAAATCTGCCTTTTGTATTTTCTCGGCATACAACGGATGCAACGATAGGGCCTCGAACATCGTAAAAAGAAAAGTCGGTTTATTTGGTCGATGATCGAATATCTCTGGTGTAGAAATATATAAACAAGCCTCTGCTTCCTCTACAGAACCCACCAATATAACATCGTCCCTCATTTTAATATATTTTTTTAACATTTCATTATGAACGCGATAGCCGAATAAATTCCCGATATTTTGATCGTTGGTAACAGTTCCCCAAAAAAGTTTTAAAATATTCATTCTACCAATCCTTTCTTTTCTTTTCTTTTTACCCAAGCTTCCTTCATTTTTCTTTTAGATTCTTCTGATTTTGGTTTTCTCATTTTTTGCTTGGTCTCTTCACTATGATGCTTTCCTCGCATACCATAATTTTCCCCAGATGCCGACTCCCTTATCTTTCGTTTATGTTCGTCAGAAAGTTTTTTTCCTACCAATGATTTTCTTATTTTTTGTTTAGTCTCTTCGGGGGTAATTTTACCGTAATTATTATTATTTTCCCCCCGACGGTCTAAACTCATTTTACGTATAGTCTCTTCACTATGGCAATACCGTTTACCATAACGATGGTGTTTTTCCCCAAACAACCTGTAAAAAGGATGATCTTCCCCCGACCCCGTACCTTCCCCCCCAAGACCAATATTATACCCAACATTTGGATTTCTAGCATCATAGAATTTAATCCAAAATATTTCTTTTAAGCAAAGTTCATTTTTATTATCGGATTTATCTATCACTACCCTTTTAAAATTTTGTTTGCCATATTTTTTTTAAAGAACGAAGGAAAAATTTACCAGATCCCAAATATTTAGAATCTCTTTTCCCACTTCTACCAATATAAATTTTACCATTTATATTATTAGTCGTTTTGTAAATAATACTATACTTGAGGGGAATTAATTTTCTCAATTTCCCTCCGGAATGAACTTAGTGATGCAAAATCCGAACTTCTCTTTAGATAATTCCATTATTTTGAATCGCTTATCTTCCTTTATTTTTACAAGAGAATTATAATGCTTTACATGATAAATATCGTCAAGTGCTATAATACAAGGCCCCTTCAACATAGGAATCAAAGTATCAAACTCTAGCTCCCCCACGTGACCACCACTATCCAACAATACTAAATCAGGGGTTTGTTCCAACTTTTCTAAACACGTTATTAACAACCCCTCAGGAACATCACCAAAATTAGTTTCTTCAAAATATTTATTTACCCTAATATCTTTATTATGATCTATATACACATAGTCAGGCCAAATAGTATCTAAAAACATCTCCCTTATTTTATCTCTATTTGGCAGCTGTTTTCTATAAATAGATAAACCATTCTCCAGAGTTACAAATTCCAAAAGCCCTAAATTTCTAAGATGAATATATGCAGACCTAAAATATTGGGGGTTAACTTCTATAGAATAAAATTTTTCTAAATCAATATTAAAATCTCTTACAGCAGATGCTATTACTGTGGTAGTCCCCTCTCCCAAATAAGTCCCTGTTTCAATAATCTTCCTTGGCTTAGTTTCTTTAATAATCTCTCTCAAGATTTTACCAAAAACGGAGAGGGAATCTACCATCATTAAATTCACTTGATTTCCACCTTTCTTCCCAATACGATAGATACCATGGCTTTATGATTCAATAACATTGTTTTCACTACATCCCAAGTTTTAGCTACGTCGGGGTAAGATGCCTGAGTATAATCATGAAAAGCCACTATACCTTCGTTCTTTACCCAAGGATAAACCAAAATAAATTCGTTCAAAATACTAGGAAGACAATGAGAAGTATCATTAAATACCATATCTATTTTTACTCCTCCAGTCAACTTTTCCCAATTTCGTAAAACATCTCCAGCAAATCCTCTCAACGGAATTACATTTTCAGAAAGTCCAAATTTATTTATAGTTTCTTTCCAACTAGTAAACCAAGATTCTGTCCCCCAAAGATCAATACAATATAATTTTCTTTTAGTTCCTAAACAGGGAAATCCTAAAGACACCGAAGATTTCCCCAAATAACTCCCCATTTCGACTATAGCGCCATCCTCTGGCATTTGGGCCGCCATATTAAATAAAAACTCGTCTTCTCCAGGAAGAAGAAGACCCTCCACAGATTCGATCCTATCTTTAAAATCTGAATAATGAGGAATCATTTATTCTCTCCTTTAAACGAATAATATTTCAATCTAGCTAATCTCATTTTTTGTTTGGTCTCTTCGGAATGGCATCTGCCCAAAGCCTTTTTTATATGCATTTTACTAAACACCTTCCCCATATTTATATAAATTCGAATTTACTAAATTTATCCTTATCAGTAAAATGATTTAATAATTCTTTATCTTTCAAAAAGAAAAATATCATCAATGGCTTATCTTTTATAGGAATTTTATCATCTAATTCTATTAATCGTTTTTTCTCTTCATCTATTTTTCCTAAATTAATATTATCAATATCATGTCGTCCAAAATGAACGGAGGAATAAGTCCAAACAAAGTTTTTAATTCCGTATGATAACCCGATTTTAATTAACTCATGTGAAGAAAAACCAAATACATAGTTACCTACGATTTCATATTTATTAAAATGATATTTTGGATCATTATCCCCACTAGGTTCTATTAAAATAACCCCCCTTTTTGCCACCCTAAACATTTCATACAATCCTTTATACGGCATGGACATATGGTGAAGGGATTCTTTTATAAAAACAAAATCAAATGAATCGTCTTCAAAAGTTAAATTTCCTATATCTTGATTAGAAAATTCATCTACTAGTCCCAATTTATGGGATACTTCTATCAAACACGGTTGCCAATCCGAAGCGTGGACTTTGTGATTAGAATTTATTCTTTTTATATGAATTGCTTCTCTACCACAATATCCGTCCCCCAAAGTAATAATGGTAGATGGGGGAATATTTTGAAAAAATTCTTTAATATGATCTATACAATAAGTATGCATCCAACTCCAAATACTATCAGGGTTGACAAAACCATCCCACTTTTCTGGTCCACCTTCTAATATATCCCGGTACCATTTTATATGCCAATCCTTCTGCAAAATGTCTATATTATTCATTCTATGCACTCTCCCGGATATAATAACTTCCCACGTTTCTTTTCATCCCAATTTTCTATAATGGCGTTATTTGCCCAAGGAAGATACATACTGACATCTATCCTCGCACCCCTACTTTTTTGCAAATTTCTCCAATAACTACAAGCATCCCTATATCCATAATATATTTCCTTGAATAAAACTTGTTGGGGAATTACATAGGCAAAGTGTTGAAAAGTTATTCCCTTTACTAGAGTATCATCCCTACTTATAAAACTTTTTCTTCCGCAATCAATACCATCTTTATCTACCAATGTGGGCGGTTCATGCTTGCTCCAATACATTCCTTTATTAAACCTAAATATTCTCAACCAATCTTCCGGTAAAGTGGCCCAAGTATTCATAGAAACCACAAATTTAGTGGGTCCTACAAAATAATGGCAATATACAAAAGCTGACATTTTATTTGGATTATTTTTAAACATATCCACCATTTTAGAAATTCCATCTAAATCCCAAAGCTCATCTACATCTATTTGCCAAAGAAGGCACTGATCAGGGAGATAAGGAATAGGAGCATTTACCATTTCTACTTTTCCATCCCAAAAATTACCCAAATCTTTTCTATATACAGAAATATTATTAGGAAAATCCTTTTTCAGAGTATCTATATATTCGGTTGTTCCATCATTACTTAATCCATTCCTATGAAGTTTTTCCGTAATCATACCCCCCGTTTTTAAAGACCAAGAAGTATCGTATTTTAAATCCGCAATTCCTTCTATAATATGCCAATGCCAATCGAAGGGGAGATTTTTCAGAACCTTTATATGGTACTTTATAAAGGGCATTCCATTTAATACTATGGTAAAAAAATGAATAGTCAATTTATCTCCTTTAAATATCTATACTAGGTGGTATAGGTTCTGCAATACTACCAAATAATATGTTGTTCCAAAAATGTTTAGTAGAATCAGCAGGGATTTTCTTCCCACTTGAATTTACTTTATTAGCCCAACCCTGAAGAATATTTATATTATTTTCAGTGGTATTATAAAAAACATCCTCCGTATTTACCCAATAATCATCATTTATTTTATTTCCCAATTGTTTGTAAACCTCTGTTCCGGGGAGTACATATAAAATAGCGGTGCTGGGGGAATCCGTCATAGGAACCGTATTTAAAAATTCACATGTTTCTTTAATAGTTTGAGAACTCTCCCCTGGATACCCCACCATAGTAAAAGCACCAGTAGTTAATACTCCCTCATATTTAGAACATAATTCATAAGTCCTTTTAATTTGTTCTAAACTAATTTTTTTACTCATAGATTGAAGCATAGTTTTAGACCCAGACTCTACCCCCCAACAAATATGACGACACCCCGCCTCCACCATAATATCTAACATTTCCCTAGAAACGGGGTGGACTCTGCCTTGAGCTGCCCAAACTAAATCAAACTTCCTTTCTATCATTCCTTTACAAATTTCTTGAACTCTGGATGGAGACAAATTAAAAGAATCGTCGTGGAAAAGTAATTTATTTATTCCATAAAGTTCAATCTGCCTTTCTATTTCATTCAAAACCCAATCTACGGAGTGTGCCCTAACTTTTTGGCCCCAATAATGACTGGTAGAACAATATCCGCATTTAGCTGGGCAACCCCTAGAAGTAATAATACTTCCCATCCCACTATTTTTTATCATTTGTTCTGCATAACTAAAATCAGGGTGAGGAAGACAATCAAGATTATCTATGGGACTTACGGGATCATTTACAAAAATATTTCCAGATTCATTTTTATATGCCACCCCCCTAAGATCAGAGGGTAATTTTCCATTATCAATTATATGACATAAATCTCTAAGAGTATTTTCTCCTTCCCCCATTACCACATAATCGGCACCATAATTTTCTATCATCTGATGGGGAAGAAAAGTAGGATGAACTCCCCCTAAAATTATTTTAGTTTTGGGCGAAATACTTCTCACCGTTTTAATTCCCCTCCTGACATTTCCCCTATTAAAAGTAGTGCAAGTGAAACCCACAATATCGGGTAGTAATTTTTTTATTAATTTAGGAAAAATACTCTCCATATGGGATTGTTTTTGAAAATGTATAGACCGAACATCCCTATCTCTGCTCAAAGAAGAATGAAGATAACCTATCCCTAACGGATACAAAGGCCAGTTCCCCGTATGAAGCCCCGGTAAAGATGCCAACAATAGCCCACTTGATTTGTCCGGTACGATGGGGGACTTTCTAATTACAGTAGATACCCTCTCACCTTCCCAATTGATCTTAGGAACAGCCATAGCAAGAGATCTGCCATGGTAATCCTTCAAGGGAGAAAACGTTCTACGACCCACTGCCAAACCCAATTGATTAACCAAATGTGCTATACAACTATCTACACAGTAAACTTCTTTTGCTTTCTCTACCACCCGTATCCAATCAAAAACAGTGAAACCAGTCTTAGCCATAATTTCTATAGAATTTATTTTACCAAAATTTATTCTTCCTTTAGATCCAACGGAGTGCGTTAATACGAATTCCCCCAATATACATAAAGATTTTTCCAAATCCAATTCTTTTTGAAAATTTCTATTTATAACCAAATTAAATCGCTCCTCGAAAGGAACGCAAGCTTCTTTATATTTCCACTCATCAAAAGACATACCAGAATTAACCCACTCAGATTCATCTTTTCCAAATCCTATACCTAAATCTAGTATCTGAGAAACACCCTTATTTTTCAGTACCTCTTTAGACTTTTTATAAGAACCCCCTAAACCAGAACCCAAATCAACAACATCGACATAATTTACGTAATCGAACAAATTTATATATTCTGATACTACTGGCCAAATTACTCTATAACCCAAATCGTGAAACCACTTAGCTATGGGAAGAACGATTATTATATCACCAATTCTACCGGGTTGTATTAATCCTAAAGATTTATGTTTTTCTTCTAAAGAATCTTCGATACTACCTTCTGACTGTTTAAACCAATTAAAAGATTGCCTTTTGGTATCAGATATACCCATAGATTGTAATTGTTTACGATTGAACGTAGATTCCTTATCATCAGCATTCCAAACTTGAGGATGCAAAACATGGTAAATTTCCCCATAGCGAAGGTCAACTTTATCTCTGCCATATTTCTGGAAACACCAAACAGCTAAACCATCATCCCAAGAAGCCCCCCCCAAAACCATATCTTTTACATTTGCTACTATATCTCTTATTACTTGCGCTTCTCCTATAAAACCATCTTTACCACAAAATACTTGGTTCTTCTTCTCCAATTTATAAATAGAATCTTGAGCAGATCCTTTATGATCCATTCTATGATGAAAAGATATCTTTTTTCCTTCAGAAGGAATCAAACTTTTTATAATAGATCCTGGGGGAAGGATAACATCAGAATTAAAATAACCGTAATACTTCTCATAAGGAAAAAGTTTAATTAATCTAGAAAGAATATCTATTAAATAAGGCTGCGTTCTATTATTCAATCCTTCTGTTTTAGAATTTTTTTCCGTGAATATTTGGCTACATATACCATTCCCAGGTGGGATGATCCCCAGATCTGTTAAAACAAAAACGGTTTCCGGATAAATCCAACTTTCTATTGCCCGTTGAATTCTACTTCCACCATAATAATAAGGAATAGCTATTCTCATACCTTCATCAGACGTTTTATAAATAATTTTGTTGCGTTTTAAAAAAGAAGAGTTTTTAGGAAAATTATCCATAACTACATTTGATTTTTTATTCTCCATTTGATCCTGTATAGTAGATATAGAAACAAATTCGATAGAATCCAAAAGAAAACCACCACATTTAGAAGAGGGGCAACGCAATAAAGAATCCAAACCAAATTTAACTAAAAAAGATTCATCACATTTCTGGCAACGGAGGATTAAGGCATTATACTCAAAATCTTCTGGGTGGGAAACAAAACCACTCTTATTACCACAAGATTGGCAAGTTAAAGTAGCCCTAGTAGGATGCTTAAAGGTTTTTGTTTTTTTGCACTTACTACAAATTATTGTAAAATCCGGCATTTCCCTCCCCTTAGCCCTTGGGAGTAAGGGGTTTTCTAATTTTCAGTACAGGGACTACAGCAGGGACAACGACAGGAAAAGTTAATTTCCAAGAACATCCCGAGGAATGACTACCCAAAAAACTCTCTCCTTTCTTCACAAAAACTGGGGGAAAGACATCTCCCGGGTCTTTACTAGAAATAGGGGACACTATAACATCAGCATCGAATTTAATATCCCCGCAACCACAAGACTGACAACCTAAATGACGAGGGCCTTCCCCAGAAATAATAGTCTCTGCTAAACAATTCTCACACTTGAAGGAAGCCTTCATTTCTGAATTACCTCCGTTTTGGTTTGTACCATTTCCTTGATATCTCTACTTCCGCACTTAGGACATTTGGCATACATACCCTCTCCCCAAGGAGAAAATATAGTCTTGCATTTTCCGCAAACGTACTTGGTGGATTTGGGAGTAGGATTTTGTATCATGTCGCCCTCCTGCAATTTCCCCTGTGGGTGGGGGTGGGATTATTTTAGATTCACGGAGGGCACCTGAATCCATATTCCAATAACCCCACATCTGGGAACGGAGGAACCCAGATGTTTTACCCCCGCTTGAATCGCCCTCCAACCGTAAGGGGGGCGGGAAGCCCCGCCCCCCTGTAACCAACGTACCTTACTACGACTTACGAAGAGGTCAGCATCCGGACAAGGCCATTCCGAAGTCCGATCTTCATGCCCCAACGCTGGTACAACTTATACCGCATCCGGTTGGTAGTCCACAGGCCATACGGATCTGCGGAAAGGGTGGATACTTCAAGCCTACGTCCAACCCCAAGATACCGAAGATTACCGAAGGCCAAGAAAGCCGTGGAAGCCCCCGTAGTGGAAGGCATCTTCATGACTTCCGAGTACGGGAACCCCAAAATGGTCCCTGAAGTGGGCTGACCAACAGTATCGTAGAAGATCGGGCGATTCTGGTCATCCTTCAACGTCCGAACCAGATGGAGTCCCTGTCCATGCATCCAGAACCGGGCACCCTGCTTCCGCAGACCGTCCAGCTTGGCAATCATACTGGAGAAGTCCGTGAAGGTGACGTCAGAGAAGGAAGACCCACCAAGCGTAACAGAATACCCGGCACCCGTCGCATCCAGAATACCGAAGAACGGAGAGCCAGAACCGTTAAATGCCTGATTATCCAGTTCCTGTCCCGCCGCCTCTGCCAGAGCCGCCGTCAGCCAAGAAACGATGTCCGAGCGGGCATCCATCAAGGTGGCATTCTTCACAACACTGTATGCCGAAAGCTCGTTGGCATCCAGCTCAACTTCTGTAATTCCCGGCTCGGACTGTGAGGTGGTATTCCCCCAAGCAACTGATGCAGATGCAGTCTCAGACGGGAAGGACTGCTTATCCGAGGACATAGGCCAAATCCGGGAGTACTGCAGAACTACAGAAACCTCACGGGCAAACGCAAGGATTTCTGAATCCACAATATCCGGGAGGGGGAAAGTATTTCCGGAATCCCCGACTGCTGTCTTCATCTGGGGACCAAAATACTTCCAAAACTGATCTTTTGCTCTCCAATCCTGCTGAAGAGTGTGACGAAGGAAAAGAGCATAAAACTTTGCCATCTCCAACCTAGTAGGCTCATCAATGACATGGTTCGGGTGGACCGTTCGAGACATGAGTTCTTTGCCCTGGAAGGCAAGTTCATAATGCCCCATGATACTCTTCAGTTCATCCGAGGCCGAATCTACTGTGGGACCTGTCTTCGGATTCGGGGGAAGAAACCCACGATCCACCGCCTTCCTGTAGGCTTCCAACGCATCGCCCTGCTGATCAGCCTTCTCCTTGATATCACTAAGACTGGTGGCCATCTCACGAACAATCCCAGTTAGTTCCACGATGGGATCAGGCGGGTTGACGTTGGTGCGATCCTCCACCTCAAATTTCTCGATACTCGCATCCGCTTCCTGCTCTGGGGTTGCGAGAACCAAAACGCCAGTAGCTGACTTAACGAACTTCTTAACCATAACTGCCTCCTTAAAGTTTTATGTTTTTCATCGCCTTCGCTACTTCAACTAAAGCTAATCTCAAACTGTTCAACGATTCCTTGCTGTACTTCTCTGTGGGAGGATTTTCTATCTTTCCCCTCCCCTGATTGAAAGCCTCTTTCAAAATAAAATCCGACGTTCCATTTCCAGACTTGGGTTTCCTCTGGATCTCTTCAAGGGCTTTCGCCAAAGAGTCCTGGATACCCTTTATCTCTGCAACCATTGACTCTAAAGTCTGGTTGCTAATAAATAACTCTTCCTTAATCTTACGGATTTCCTCAGAAAAATCTACCATTAATTCTTCTACATCGAAAACAGAAGTCATTTCTGGAACGGGTTTATCAAATTTCTTATAGTACCCCGCCAAGAAATTATGGGCTTTCTTCTTATCTACATCAGAAGCATTCATTCCGCCACGAGCACCATGAACAGCACTCATAGCTCGCATAACTCCACCCCAAACCGCAGTGAGTTTTCCATCCTTTACATCTGCAAAGGGAAGTTTATAAGACCCAAAACTTTCCTTGTTAGCCCCATCCCTCATTACAAATCCCTTGCCATATTTCTCCCAATTCATCTTATCCTTATCTGGACCCCCACAAAGCTCTTTCATTCTAGCAATAGCCGCTTTCCCATCCCAAGATGAATCGGGGTTGATGGGAAGATCCCCCGACCCACACATATCCATCGTCATCTCTTTTTCCCCCTCTGGAGGATCTTCTACGACTTCCTCTACTGGGGGAGAAATTTTGGTATCCTCTTCTACAACTTCTGGGGCAATAGTGAGAGTCACGTCATCTTCAGACTTATTCAAATTCTCTGCCACTTGAACTTGAATAGTAGTCTCGTCAACGATCTCCGTTTCTGATTTATCTAATTCATCAATGATATCATCTTCCTTCTCTGGACGAGGGATTAGCGTTGCCCCCGTAAGATATTTCAAAAGATCATCATCTTTAAATCCAAAATTCTTTCCCTTCAAAGCATTCTGAACCGCACTAGGATTAGACGGAACTGCGCATCCTGAAAGTTCCAAAAGTTCCTGACCAATATACTCTCTTCCATATGGATTTCTACGATTATCATCGTTCTTATCCTCTTCAATAGGATTCCACTTCATAGGAATAAATCCCACTGAAGAAGCGTTAATTATCTTTTCCTCGTACAATTCCAAAATCATATCAGCGAAGGGGTAAATCCCCTTTGTGGGGAACTGAAGCAAAAACTCCATCCTAGGGGGTTCTTTCTTTTTTGTAACCTTTTCGGCCCTAGCAAGAGGGACTGACCCATAATTGTGGGCCCAAAGGAAAACGGGGTTCTTCTTGTAGTTATCCATATTCCAACCGGACAACCGGATAATATCACCGTCTCTATCCTTGGTCTCATCTGTCCCTGTCATAACGAGGGTTCGTTTCATCATATCTACAGATTTAACCACCCCCGAGTAATCGGAACTGAAAACTTCTTTTCCTTGATACTTTACGGGGGTTCCGTCCTGACCTACTAATTTGGCAGCCATTGTAACCTCCTTCTAATTATCAAGTTTCCAAAAGGAAATGACTTTCAAAAACTACGGTTTCAATGCAACGACACTGCACAACTTGTCTTGCTGGTCCTTGGGGATCTCCTGGATATCTTAAAGAACTCCCATCAGGCAAAACCCACATATTTCCCACCTTAACTGTTTTTCCGTGCATTGCTCTATGAGCCATCCGTACTCTTTCGTCCATTGCAGTAAACCATCTTTTCTCTCTATATCCAGATCGGTTTATCGCTAAACTTCTGCCTTCTCCAGCTGCCCCGAGAATTTCAGTACGAGCAATGATTTTAGCTCTGCTATTAGACATATTGAAAACATTTCTAATGCGAGCCGCTATCTCATCAATCGTTTCTCCTTTTTCATACGCCTCCATTAATTCTACCCGTATCTGATCTTTAATAGTTTGAATAATTCCCTTAATTTGAATATTTTTCGTTGCTAAAAATGCTAATGCTTCGGGGTCAGATAAACTAAATACAATGGAAGAACCAATATCGTCTAACATAGTAGTAAAACCCACTATTATAGCATCCCCGTAAAGGGGATCAGTAAATTTAGAAATATTTTTAGAATCCTCTGAAAAAAGCTCATCATCCAAATCCTTGGGAGCCTTGGTATTTTTATACAAACTCTCCAAAGACCTACTCCTCATATCCATAAATACTCTTGTCACCTTCTTTTCGAACTTCTCTTCCAAAGGGGCAGTCTTTTGAATAAAATTATTCCAACTTTGCTCTCCTCTAGCTTCGTCTTTATCCGATAATTTCTCCTCTCCCCCTTCCGTCAACGCCTTCGGAGGCTTTGGCGGGGGAAGCGCAGGGGGTGATACAGGGGGTGGCGGCAACTCTGGCACGGTTGGCTTTGGCGGATTGAGGGCACGGTCCACCGGTTGCAAATTAACTGCGACAAACGCAACGTTACGCCAAGGCTTATTACCAAATCCCATATCGAGTCGCTGATTGATCTCATTGGCAGCGAACCCCATTTGCCAAAGTTTATATCCCGTCTCTACCTTTTCCTTCAACGCTTCTTTCAAAGCTGCTACGGTGGTGGTATCAAATATCAACCGAAGATCGGAATTCTGACGAAACAGAATAAAATTCAACGCCGAAGTAGTTAATGACATTAAGGGAAGGTTAGTACCTTCCCACCACTCCTTGCGCTCAGCCTGTGCTGTGGCGTAATTCACATCTTCCATAACCGAAACAATGGCCTTTTTCATACCAAAAATCTGATAGATTCTTTCCGCTGTTTGTTTTCTTAAATCCCCAAATTCCATATCTCTTTGATTCAAACCTGTTTGAGTATACTTTAATCCTTGCTCCAATACTGCAATACGATGGGCTTTCTTAAACCCTTGATGACGAGACTCGAATTGTTCTCTAGTACGATTGAATTGTTTATCTCCTAATTTTTGCTCAGTAGAAATTACCCCGCCAGGGGAAGCCCCTTCATCAAAGAATACAGATGTATAAAAAGATGCTTTATAATCAACTACTATACTCATTTTTCCTGCTTCTAAAGGAGATATTCCTTTCAACGGGTCGTAGGGGTTGAATAAATATACCCTAGCAACCTCATCTACATGCAAAGGAATTCCTTCAGCAGTGGAGGATAGTCCACCTTCGGTGAATTGCCCTGATTGATTATAAAGCCACCCTAACAAAAGATTCGTTTTGGGATCTTTCATCGGCCTGATAAACTTATTTCTCACCACCCAAAGGGAGCCGGGGGGACCCAAACCGGGGGGATAAGGAACAATGAAAACTTCTCCATCGTGCAATAGATAAGTAATAATAGACTCCACAAAAGAATATCTATCAGTAATATAATTGGGTCTAATAAATAACTGAGACCAAGGATCAGTATCCGGAAGGGGTTTATACTCCCCACTAAGACCAAAGTTCCGAACCACTATCAAAGGAACTTGAGAAATGGCCTTAGCAGTGGTAGAAATACAAATATAAACTAAATCCGATTTCTTATAAGGCTCTCGCATTACATCATCTTCAGTTACCCCCAACATTTGCTTATTACGAAGGAAAACGGCATCAATGGCGTTCTTAGTGATTGGGCTTTTCCGAAGTAATTCCAATCGCGTTGTCATCCTTCTCCCCTATACAATAAAACGCTTGAGTTTAACTATAGTATGTATCAAAGATATTCACTACTATTTTTTATTTTTTATCAATTTATCCCAAGTCTCTTGGTCAATATTTATATGATCCTTATCTGTTATTAATGATGGGGAGGAAATATTTTTAGTAGCTGGAATCACAAACTCCTTAAATAAAAAACCTAATATCACTAATAACAAAAGAGTACATTGGGCTAAAATACCCAATTTTAAATTACTTATTTTATTATTAGTAAAATTAGTAGACTCTACCACCTTAGTTTTATGTTGTTCAAAAGACAAGGATAATTGATAAATAGAATCTTTAATAGCCCCCGCTTCGATTCGAAATCCATCAGTTGCTGCTTCTATTCGAGATAATTTGGCTAAATCATTTCCCCTATGACTACACCCTTCAGTTATGAGGGCATCTACTTTAGTATCTAAATCCCTCATCCATTCTCTAAGGTTAGCGATCTCCCTATCCATTTGATCCCCCTTGGGGATTATTATTTGATCTTCAGGGCCTACGTCGGTATTCCTAGCATATTCTCTACTATTCGAAGGGGGCATCATTCGTCCTCTGACGAAGGCTTTTTACCAACATCCTCCAAAAGAAAATTTATATAATCTCTTATCAAAAACCTAGCAGTAATTCCCACCGCAAAAATTATCAAAATCCAAAAAGTTGCTTTAGCAATAGACTCCGCCATCATTTCATTAAACATGTGTCCTCCATCATAAAAATCTTACCAACTCCCTCTCCACATCTGCATAGTCCATAGAAAAAGCCAACATCATACACTCAGCCTTATCCGGACTACGACCCCCCAAATCTTTCTTAATCGTATCCTTATCTGCTATTTTAATCTTCCCACTCCGTAAAAATTCTATTTTTATTTTGGATAGTTCATGGGCTAATTCTTCATCGTCTATAGCCACAAGGCCATTTTCAAACAATTTTTTCAAATTCCAATAATATTGGGCACGCTTATTAAGAAATAATTTTGCCTCATCTGGATCGGAAGGGTCGGGCTGTTCCGCCACGTTCACTCCGTTAGTGGGGAATTCTTCTTCTAGCAAAATATCTACAACCCCACCACCAACCCCGATGTCATCTACGTTAATCGGGGGGAAGAAAATTTCCTCCTCTGATTTTTCCTTCTCTTCTTTACCTTCCTTCTGAAATCTCTTTTCCAAATCATTCAAATTCCTATACTTAAATTCAGGGATAAATTCATTATAAATATCTATCATTTTACCCGCCGTTTCTGTTTCCCTTTTCTTTTGGGTAGCCTCATGTATTTTGAAAAGCCCCGATTTATAACGTATTCCGTAAGTGGTGCTATCAGAACCTTGACGAGCAACGTCCAAACCAAAAGCATAAATCCAATCTGCCGGTAATAAATTTTCCCTGCCTTTTTCTAATGCCTTCTCAATATATCGAATAGGAATGAGAGTATCTTTACTTTCTTGAGGAAACTCCCCCAAAACTCTAATTCGAAAGAGATTGGAATCTCTCCCCCATTTCTTTTCTTTTTCGTCCACCCATTTCTTAACCGTAAGTTTAGGATAAATTATCATATCATGACGAATATTGGGACAATCATAACAACTAAGAGTAAATGTTTTAAATCCAGATCCTGGTTTAAAAGTATCCGCAAAAGGACTAGTAGGATCAGTGGGGTTGCCTATATAAAGAACAAATGTGCTTTCAGAAGTTAAAAGAGCGTCTAACGATTCAAATACACTATGGGCTACTCCCCCAGCTTCGTCCACAATAACAAAAATGTTCTCTTCGTGAATACCCGTGATATTATCCATTGGTTTATCTGTAGCAAATCCTTCGACGAACCACTTAGGACCCAAATCCAAACTAACTTGATTCATCTTTCCACCCAAAGGAGTACGAGCGCGAGAATATTGATAATGAATCTCTCCCCACAAGGCGCGTCTGACTTGCCTGAATGAAGGTGCTGTAGTCATTCCTGTTGCATGCCATACATAAGCCAAATATAAAGTAATTCCTGCAGACAGCATGGTCTTCCCGACACCATGTCCAGACTTGACTGATACTTTTCTATGATCTACTAATGCTTTTATGATTTCCCTTTGTTTACTCCAAAGAGGAACAGGATCTCCAGGTTTCCAACTTTTAGGGGGTTTATCATTGGGCCAAGATTCAATAGAAATCCCCAATTCATCCCTCCAAAATAAAAGGGGTTTTTCTTTGTACCTCTTCATCAAATCAATTTCTTTTTCGACAGGATTACTGGCTTTCTGTCTATGGATTTCTCTTCGAAGAATTGGCAATGGTATGGGCAAATCAATTAAATTAATCAATTCAGGATCGACAGAGGGATCTTCTATAAATGGTTTTATATCTTCATTGCGAACGATGGGCTTACGGGTGCGTCTGGGGGAAGAATTGGAGGGGGGTTCTTCTCCACCACCATCTTTCCCATTTCCGCTGCCCCCACCCCTCTTACGACGAATGGAAACCAAATCCCCCATGAATTATTACGCCGGGGGATTTTCGGTAGACGAAGGGACACCAGACGTATTTATAGGATTCCCCGCAACAAGGTTTGCTTTCTGTTTATCAGAATTTGGTTGGTTAAGCCCATAAACCCCCGTGAGGACGCCATTGAAAGCCGTCACGGTTAAAAGTTGAACGTTAATGGTATCCCCAGTTATGATAGTAGAAATCATACCTACTACAGCACCCAATGCCCCAAAAATAGCCGCCCATAGAAAAGCATTAGGGCCAGTCAAGACCAATGGTTGCTTCTTGAGGAAACCGAACATACCAATCAACGCCCCAGACACCGTAGTAACGCCCATAAGTTTAAAATTTATTTCTCCCTCTACTGTAGTAATACCCGCACTCAAGATAGCCCCAATCACCCCGAAAAGCAAGGCATGGAGCAATCCATTTAACCAAAGTTTCATTTGATTACTCATTTTTTCCTCCTTATACATCCTTGATAGTATTCGGATCGAAGGCCATTGCTTTCTTCAACTCTGCGTCGAGCATTGCATTAATTTCCTCTTCTGTCTTCCCTTGGCTCTTTTGGTACGAAATATACAAAGATGTGCCTATTTGCAGCAAATTTGATATAAGTGCTCCAGTAACGGGGTCCATATATTCTCCTTTCTTATTGGCCTAAAGCCACAAGTTTGTCGATCAAATCATAAATTTCCTGTTCCGTAGTTACCGAAGGAACCCCCCCAGAACCGACAAGAGCACCATACGTTTTAACCAAGGGGTCTAATTTCACAATAATTGCTTTCTTCTGCCTAACCATTTCCTTCTGCGCTTCTGTGAGATCTGTACGATTAGACATTGCTACGGCGTTTGTCGTCTGAGCGTTATAAGTAGATAAGACCATTAACGCCTTACCCTTGGTGGAGATAGTTGCTGCACAACCTAATACCCCCACCAAAAATACCATTAACAATAGAACGGCTGCTTTTCTCTGTCGCATCAGTTTGTCTCCTTTTTCAATTGATTGCGTTTGTATTCCAATAACTTCTGATCATATTCTAACTGCCGTAAACGTTCTGAAGCAGAGTTATCAGAAGGGTTTGATTTCAATCTATCCTGATATTGCCAAATGGATTTCTGAGTATCGTATAATTGACTATCTACTACATGCTGACGATAATCTCGCCCAAGTTCAGCAACTTCCATTTTAGTATCGTGAACGTAAATACCTCCAGGAATTGCCATACCCAAGATACCCAAAATAGTTCCAATATCTTTAATACTAATCAAGTTTCATCCCCCCTGTCCAAATCCTTCCAATAATTTTACAATCTTTACATTTGGATCTCATATATAGCCCCATAACGATTAAACCAACCACGAGTCCAACTATAAACCATTTCATTATATTACCTCATATTTTCTCAAGAAAGCGATTCGCTACACAACCTGGAGATGGTGATGGGAGAATGGGACGAACATATTTCAACGGTTCCCCTTTACTAGAGACGAAATTGTCCAATTTAGCATCCCCTGTATAATACATCGTCCCACCATAAGCAGGCAGAGCAGATGCCAAAAGAATTAATGAATTATCAGACACCTGCGCTATCGAATTCCATGGCCCAAAAGAAGATTCCCCCCAATAGATAGTATACCTTATGAGGGGAATCTTCTCTTGGGGAATTGGGGTATTGTTATCAAACATTTCTGACCTATGCCAAACAAGAACCTCTGTTTGGGCAACATTCGTTGCCAACAAAAGTAGTACAACACCAATTAAAACACAAAGTCTATTCACTACTAATCCTCCTTACTGAATAGAGAACCCAGACGGAGGGATGATATTGGCAGAGTTGACCACTGTTACGACCTTGGTGGCCGTCTTCGTAACTCCACCACTAATATAAGTTGCCGTGATGGTAACAGATTGATCCGATAAGATTAAACCCCCCAAAGTCGTAAGAACTCCCCCAGAACTGATACTAGCAAAAGTAGACGGAGAAACGCCCCAAGTTGGAGTAACCGTGGTGACCGAATTATCATTCCAAGTAGCTGTTGCTACATACGTTCCACTAGAACCCTCATTTACTGAAGAAGGGCCAGAAGTAATACCAATACCAGACAATACTAAATTGGGCACCAACCAAGAGAAGGCGGGAGAGTTTGCACTAACCTCTCCTATAGCAGTTCTAGCCCTTGCACTAAAATAGATAATTGTACCTCGTACCATTCCCTGAGTTACCTGGTCAAATACCACCGATGTAGCAAGACCATTTGATTGTAGCATATGAGGATTGATCAAGGTGTTGGGAGTAGTAGTCCAGAAAGCATCATATGTTACTGGAAGAGCGGCCCCCGTTATAGGTGTATTATCCGTGTACGTCGCCACGGGATCGAAGGAAAGAGTCCTCGTTTCTGCTAATATATTAGTTACCATTCCCAAAGAAATAATTGCTATTAACGCAAAAATCTTCTTCATCTCCGTTTCCCCCTATCTATATTTTGTAATACCCTATCCAACTCCCAACGTTTAAGGTCTAATCTCATTTCTTTCCAATAATTCCTATCACTACATTTAATTTGCCTTTCTATATCACACCATTTACAAGATGCTTTTCTATTCCCCCAACAATTTATTGGATTCCTTACCACCCATCATTACCTAAATCCTTTGCCAAATAAATTTATAAAAAAGTTTTAAGTGAATCAAATGCCCTATTTCTCCATCCATTACGGAATATGCGATATTTTGGCCCACCCCCCATGATGTTATATTCCCCAATACGTTCTGCAATATGAACTGCCGCTGCTAGTGATGGCCAAGCAAATGGAAAATGGTTTGTTCCACAATACGCCCCAAGAGCCATAAACAGGCCCTCTAAATGATCCGTAATTTTATGAGCATCTGCTGCAGCCTCCCTACTCCTTACGTTCCCCATATTGACTGCCATGTCGAATACTACACAATCTAATGGGTACAGTAGGCTATCACATCCAGCAGGAACCCAATATTTGGGTAAATAAACTAGTTGGGCAGCTTCTTCATCCGTTAATGATTTTCCCATAATTTTATCTTTCAATTCAGGAAAGTCCCTAAGACAAACTCCTTTAAAAGTGGGGCCTCCTGGGTCTTTTGGATTATTCGAGAAACCCCCCTCCTTCAATAAAGTAAATGGAATTGCCTTTGTAAGAAAATTTTCCCTCATATCAACTCCCTACTATTTCGTTGGTACCAACCCAAATAAATTCAACTAAAGGGAAATGTTTTTTACAATGAAAACAAAATGTCCCGCTATAGAATTTTGGGTCTCTTGCATAGGTTTCGGCTATGGCTAAAGACATCATAGTTTTTGTACCGCAAGTTAAATGAGCATATTCTTGCCTAATGGGACGAATAAAACCTTTGGCTCTTTCCTCTTTAGAAAGAACCACATATTCTTTTTGCTGTCCCGTCTTTGGATTTATTTCTCGATGATCTGGTGTGACAGGGCTTCCATCAGTAAGAGTGGTTTTCTGTTCATCATTCATTTAACAATCCCTCCAAATACCATGTTCAAGATATCCGTGAATTCCATTTCCAACTATCGAAGGAGAAACGGAGATGGTGCCATCCTCGTGTTCTATAACCTTGTGGGTTCCAAACAAGGTTCCACCATGTTCATTCTTATGGCGAAAGAACCACATACCATCTTTGTCTTTTCCATAACTACTCTGACCAGCAGGAAGATATAAATGACCATCTTCTCTAGGGTAAACCCGAATACAAGTATGTTGGCTCACACTTCGTCTCCCTCTGTTAACATTCCTCTACTTCTTTCTGCTACTGCTTCGTGGGCACGCCCCATTCTATCGGCTAAGGTATGTCGCATTTCAATAACATCTCGCCAACGTTTTGGGGAACGATTTTTCAACCAGAAGATACAAGATACAGGATCAGGGGCAAACTCCTTGATAGTTACCTGAACGGGCCTTCCAGCTTTCTGAACAATTTCCTTAACTTGATACCCCAACGCTCTCTTGAACAAGGATTGTTCTACCTTATAGTTAGGATCTTCTTTAGCCTCGTTCAACAATTCACGGAAGTCGGGGTACTTAGCAAGCATCGTTCCGAATTTAGATGGAGCCATTCCAATGGCTGCGGCGATCTCACCATTGGTGAGACCGGCTTTTGCTAGAACCAGAATAAGTTTACTGGCGTCCATTTCAGTATAAGCTAATTCTGGTATAATCATTGTAAATCCCTCCCAATGAATCTCCCAAAGAATCTCGATATCTTTCTATTGTTTTGTTTCGGGGGAGGAGGCGAAACTGAGATTTTCGCTAGTATAGATTCATCAACCAGTTTTTCCAATATCAAAAGTTCCCCCCGTACTTTCCCCCGGAGAACATTAGCTTCCGTTTCCTTTCCGGCAATCTCGAATTTACTTGCTCGATAATTCCAAGCAGAGATAGATAAGCAACGTTCAATGATTTCTTTTTCCTTTGGAGAGTACATTCCTCACCCCCCTTATAATTCTATCTGTATAATAACCCCCATCATATTAATAGTAAACGGAAAAGTTGAAGACCTTTCTTATATCATTTCTATTCATTTTCCTTGAAATCCAAAATCTGAAAATCCATTCCTATACCTTGAAACAAAAATGGTATTATCCAAAAGATTCTTGCAGAAAGGAACCCCCTATCCACTTCTGATAGAAATAGGGGTAATTCCACCTTCGTAGACGGAATTCGTATACACTTGTTATTGTCTAGGATTGTTTCAAATCTTTAGGGTAAGGGGAGAGTGTGGGTCTACTTTTCCCACTTGATAGAGGTCTAGGGAGAAATGATCCTCTTTTCCCCCTTTTGTTATCATATTCTCTTTCCTTCTGATAAATCTTCTTTGTTTTGATACCAAGTCATACTGAATTAGAAATCCTATACAGGAAGAAGTTAAGAATTCCAACTTCAAGTGGTAAAAAGAGAGTTATCAGAGAAGAAATTAGAAATCAGATCAAATCGAAACAAAAAGGGAGTTCATTTATAGTTTCATTCATTA